AATTTATATTTTAGACAAGGTACTACACAGCTTGGCTCTATTAGTAGTAGTCAAATTATACTTGGTAAAACTAATACATATAATACATTAATTGATACTAGTGGTATGCATATAAGATATGGTACAAATGTTACTGTAGCTGATTTTACATCTGGTGGTATTACTTTAAAAAATATTTCTGGATATACTACGTTTAGCGCAAATGCAAATGCCATTAATTTATATACTGGAACAGCGTCTAATGTTAACTTAGCATCTTTTAACACCAGTGGTATAACATTAAGAAATTCAAGTGGATATCTTACATTTACTGCTGGACAAAATGCTATGAATTTATATACTGGTACTGCGTCTAATGTAGCGTTGGCATCATTTAGCACAACTGGATTAACATTAAAAAATTCAAGTGGTACTGAGCTTATGAGTGTTGCCGCCAGTTCATTAAGAGTTGGCGATATTGGGTTTTGGTCAAGAGGTACAGGTGGACTACTTGGTATGTATATTGCTGGCCCATCTGGTTGGGGAGATGATATGAATCTTTATGTTAGTGGACATACTGGTTATCTTGAAGCAAGTAATGGTACATTACATTTAGGTAGTTCTGCAACCGAAGTTGTATTAGGTACAAGTGGCGACCTCTTTCGTTCCTCTGATGATGGCACTACAAAATTAGGTACAAGTGGATATCGTTGGGAAAAAGTGTATGCTAAAAGTTCATCAATATCTACATCAGATAGAAAAGAAAAGGATGTATTAGGAGATATTGACTTTGCTTATGATTTAATTATGTCATTGAAACCCATTCATTATATGTGGAAAAAGGGCGACCGTAATAGAACGTGGATGGGATTTATCGCTCAGGATATTGCTAAGTGGGCTAAAAATAAAGATTTAAATTTAGGATTATATACAGCATCTTATAAGGATGAGGAAGAAAATCCTGCACATAGAGAATATCATGGTGAAACAGTAGATGATAAATTATTAAATTGGGGATTAGCTTATTCTGAATTGATTGCTCCGCTTGTACAAGTTGTACAAGACCAACAAAAAGCAATAGTAGATTTAAGCAATAGGATATTACAATTAGAACAAAAGGAGTAAAATGGAATGAAACAAGAACTTATTAATATTTTAAATGGACTTAATGCAGTTACAACCAATGGTCAGAGTCTTATGATTCTTGCACAGTGCATGTCACAGCTTGCACAGATTATAGATTCTATACCAGACGAAGAAGTTAAGTCTAATGAAAATAAATAATTTTATATATAGAAAGGGGTAGAAAGTTATGGCAAATCCTGCTCCTACAGCAATTACAATTAATGCTTTTAATGTTAATGTTGGCACTGTTATAGATTTTAATATTATTGGCGGTACTAATATTGTTAGAAGTAATAAGTTATATGTATATGACTTAAATAATAATTTAATATTTACACATATATATATTTCTACTGAGAGCATACATGAACTTCCTGCAAAAACAGATGCGAGTATTATATATGCCCCTGGTAGAACAAGTGCAGATTTTGTAAATCAGCAACAATATTATGCTTGCATTCAAACATTTACTAATACCGAAGCAACTGAAGGCGCAAGTGGTTATAGTACGGCAAAATTATTTTGGGCTTTGCCAACTCCAACATTAACCATTGATACTATTCCAGCTTCTATTGACACTACATCATATAATGTGAGTGCAGTATTTGATACTAATATTAGTTTAGATATTGGCACTTCTAATGTTATTCAACAATATGAATTTGATTTATATAAAAGTACAGGTGTTTTAGTACAAAGTTCTGGAGTATTAGTTGGTAGTGGTGAACAAATTGGGACATCTCATCAATATACTATAGAATATAATTTTAGTGGACTTGAAGATTTGACAAGTTATTATGTAACCATAAGTGCCACTACAGTTGAAGGTATGACCTTAGTAGAAACAAGTACAGTATTTTTAGTTAATGTTGATGCTCCAACTTTAGGTGAGGCAACTGTTATTAATAATGCTTGCGATGGTTATATTAGTATTACAAGTAACTTAAATGGTTCATATAGTGCAGATATTACTAAAGTATTGGTGAAACGTTTAGATAAATCAGATGTGACAAATACATGGTTAACATTATTTTCTATTGATGTTGCACAAGCTAGTGATATGAATTTTACTGTCATAGATTTTTATAATCGTTATGGCAGAGAATATCAATACGCTTTAGTTCCTGTTATGGTTCAAAATCAAAGTGGTGTCAATGTCGAAATAGAAGGTGGATATACATTATCTGGTATTGTTAAGTCTGTATTTGATGGCGTATTTGTGGCTGATAATACCGCCATTCAAAAACTTCAAGCAGGCGTAGGATATAATGGTGTAAGTAAAAGACAGAATATTGGTGTAATAGAAACAATAGGTGGTAAATATCCTGTAATTGTTTCTAATAATAATTTAAGTTATCATACTGGTAGTTTATTTGCAACTATATTACATGATGGATTTTATTCTACTAATGCTTATATTAAATTAGAAGAGCTTATTGATGCTGATGGTATTAATTTTATAACAAGTGAAGGAGAATTACTTATTGCTCTTAATAGTATTGCGGCAAGAGATTATGCTTGGGATAGAACGGCAATGGTTGCGGCAAGAGAAGCAATAGAGAAATTCCTTACTAATAAATCTCCAAAGATTTTAAAAGATTGGAATGGTAATATTTGGCTTGTTATGTTCACAAGTGATATAGATGTAAGTTTTGATAATGAATGGGGTATGGGTATAGCAAGCTTTAGCGCAACGTGGACTGAAGTTGGCGATGCTGAAGACCAATATGATTTACAAAATAGTGGATTAATTAATATAGGGGGTGTATAATTATGCCAACGCAAAAACAATATGATGTGACACTCCAACCGATACGTCAGATTGATTGTAAAATTGCTGTATTAGATTATGATTATACACTTATTGATGAAATTAGTGGTATTACTAAAAATATACAATTAAATATAGATGCAGATTCTGACATTCGTAGAACTGCTGATGTTAATATTAATTTAAAAGATGATATATCTCAAAATCAAAATCATGCATTTTATTGGGTAGCTGGTAATGCTTATTGGTTTGATAAGTATATTCAGATATTTACATCTATTAAAGATATAAGAACAGATGAAGATGTTTGGGTAAATCAAGGTATATATTGTATTAATGCTCCAAGTATATCTTATGATGCGGCAAGTAATGATTTATCATTCCAAGCCGTAGACTTAGTAGCTAAAATGACAGGAATGCGTGATGGACAATTACAAGGTTCAAGTACAACTATTCCTGCTGATGTTAGTATTAAAAATGCTATTGAAACAATATTACTTGAACAAGGATTTACAAACTATATATTACTTGACCCACCACAAGAAAGAACTGTGGAAGAAATTAATATAGATGCAGGTGGTACTGCGTGGGATTTATTATCTCAGTTAAGAGATATTAATTCTAATTGGGAAATGTTCTTTGATGTTGATGGAGTATTTCATTTTCAACAAATTCCTAATGGTAAGGTTATTACGGATGAATCAAGCAGTATTATAGAAGATGTGCTTGTTACTAATAGTAATCAAAATATTGTTACCAATAATAATGTTGATATAGGTATACTAACTGAAACAGAAGTTGAATATACTTATGGTGAACCATTGCCATTAGTTGACAGTACAATTTGGGATAAGGCATTAATTAGTGCATCTTATGACACAAATTTTGAAGATGTAAAAAATTATGTGGAAGTTTATGGTAAACAACATGAACCAAGTGAAGTGGCAACTGCATATATACCACCAAATTCAGGATATATTAATTTGACCTTAACTAAAGGCAGAGATAAATATGTAAATGGTACTTGGTGTATTGAATTTGATATAGGTGATGGGCTTGACCCAGTAATGTTGAGTACATTTATATCTGCTATATATGTGTATGACAAAGATAATAGTGCTACACCATGGTTTTCTGTATTAATTGGTAATGAACCAATAACAATGGGTAACGAATCATATTGTATTAAAATGACTGTTGGTGTAATTACGAGTGTTGTCAGTGGTGAGTATCTTGGATATATGCAACCAAAAGCTTATGCTTTTGAAAATAATCCACAATCACCATTTTATGTTGGACAATTTAAAGAATATACTTGTGCATTAGGAACAAGTGTTGATTTTACATCTGAACGTGAAGCTGTTATTACTACGGTAGATGCTACAGTAAATGGCAGTACGATGATTGTAGATGTACGTCCATGGATAAGTGCGCAAGATTATAGTGATGCAAGTTTATATCATGAATGGTATTTTAAAGTTAATGTTAATTTAACAAATAATACATCTGTTACTGTAATGGCTGTTCGTGTTGCTGGAACCACAATAACGACTGGTATATATGGTATTAGTGGTCAGCTTATATCGTTGGATTATTCACAAGAATATATGTTAGTTGTGACTAGAAATAATACAAGTACACCATCTGTTGGTATGTTGTATTATCCAACACAAGCAAGTGCGTTACCAATGTCAACTACGAGTAAATTATATGCACCACAATTTAATAATCAAGTTAGATTAGTATGTGCTGGTGGTGAATATGATAATATATATTCTAATAGTCTTGCTGAACAAAGAGCAAGATATGAGGTATATTTACATGCAAGGTTACACGATAACATAGATATAACTTGTATTCCAATATATTGGTTAGATGTTAATCAAATTATAGAATATAGATTACCTAATAGCACATCAAAGGAAAGTGATTATTGGTTGGTTAAATCTATTAGTATAGATGTATCTACAGATGGTACTCAAACAATAAATGCTATGAGATATTACGCTGAATATGCTTAGTATAAAGGAGTGAACTGATGTCTTTATTTAAAAATAAATTATTAAATAATTACAATTTAATGGAATATAAAGATGATTTTCTTTTACTTCATTGTTCAAAAAATGATTTTATATATGCACCGTTTGATGGTAAATTAGAAATCACAGATAATGGATGCGTTTTACATAATGAAGATTATAAATTATATTTATCGCATATACAATGCACTATGCACGATGATGTAAAAGCAGGTGATATTATAGGTTTACCAATGGTTGGTAAAATTAATCATAGAAGTATTGCGTATATAGGTATAAAAATATATAATAAAAATGAGATGCAAGAGCCTATTATTTATCTTGAACGTAGGGATAAATCTGTGGACAATGTTAAAGAAGAAATTAAATCTCAACCTAAAAGAAAATCAAATAAAAAGAAGAAATAAAAATAAGGGATAGGTCTTAATGGCTTATCCCTTATTTTTTTATTGGAGGTTAATTATGAATTTAGGGTTGGGCGTGCAGTCGCAATCACGCAATTGGACTCTATGGATTGCACAGATTGTTCTTAGGACTTTTTATATGTACGTCTACAAACCTAAAGGATGTCTCTTCCTAGTGTTCCAATGTTGAGTCTCACATTATTTTCTTAAGCGAGTTTAACTAATCTTTCTCCACCAACCCTTATTTTTTTTATTTAACAAGACAGTTTTAAATACGTGCTCTAACCATTGAGCTACACATGTTGTACATGTGATTGGATTCGAACCAATAACCACGGTCTTACAAGGACAATAAGAATAAACTTGCTGTCACTGTCTTTATAATTTTGGCGGTCTATAAGGGAGTTGAACCCTTGTCTCTCGGCTGACAACCGAATATAATAACCGTTATACGAATAGACCATATTTGGCAGGAAGTAGAGGAATCGAACCTCTGCAATCGGTTTTGGAGACCGATGTTCTACCACTAAACTAACTTCCTATATATGGCGGAGAAAGGTGGACTCGAACCACCACACCTTACGGCTACTGACGGTTTAGCAAACCGCTCCCTTACCAATTAGGGTTATTTCTCCATGGAAATGGGATGGAAGACCCCTTGAAAACCATCCTCACATGTTTGATATTACCCTATATCCGTTTTATAACAACTGGGTGTTATTGTTACAGGGAGTCTTTATTGGCGGAAGCGAGAGGATTCGAACCCCTAGGACTTTCGTCACATCAGATTTCAAGTCTGCGCCGTTATAACCATTTCGGTACGCTTCCATTATTTTTTATTTCATTATTATATTCACTTAATTGTTTAATATGAACTTCATATTCTGAATATTTATTACCTACATCAATTGAAGTAATAGATGTAATTATATTAGTTGGAATTAAATAAATTTTATCATCACCTGTTAATACAAATATATAATCACAATCGTTATTATTAAAATATCTATATTTATTATGTCCAGATGAACCACCTGTATTTCTAAGCTGTATAGTATAAGTATTATATTTGTTTTTTCTACGACATGTTTTTATAGAAATACGTTGTAATTTATCATCAAAATCTGCTATTAAATCATATTTTTGAGTATCATTTAATGGTAAGGCTATGGTTATTTGATGACTTGTAAAATAGTCTATAGCCTTACTTAATCCCATATTTCCTTGTAATGATTGATATATATTATTCATATTTGTATTCCTTAATACAAGTCACTATCTACTGCGAGAAATTTTCAGTTTCTGTGTATGATTATTATTGCTGTCTGTGACTTTTGACGGCGAAGGCAGTCAGATTTGAACTGACGAACATTGACTTAATAGCCCATCGCTGAACCTACCCAGCTCTACCTTCATAACTAGACACAGTTGCTTCTTTTACTCTACCCATTGAGTTATATTATAAATGCTATAATAATTAGATTCGAACTAATAACAGAAAGATTTCAAATAAGTTGCTGTCTGTGTCTATATGTAAACTAGTCGCATAAAGTGAGGTGGGAATTGAACCCATTAATTTGTTTTCAAAGCAAAATTTGTAACCATACATTTAAATTTGCTGTATGTGGCTTTGATGGTGTTCAGAATAGGATTTGAACCTATGACGCATGGGGCTTCAACCCAACGCTCTACCACTGAGCTATCTGAACATATTGGTGGGTCACCTGGGATTCGAACCCAGACTTTATAGGGTTTGAGCCTACTTCCTCTGCCGATTGGGATAGTAACCCATATGGTTGGCGAGAACAAGATTCGAACTTGTTACTATTCGGTAGCGACCCTAGTCTCTGCCATTGGACTACTCGCCAATAATTGGTACTCCTAGTGGGATTCGAACCCACACTGTTCCGAGCTTAAATCGGATGACTCTGCCAATTGGTCTACAGGAGCATATTGGTACACAGGGTTGGACTTGAACCAACGACAAGTCGCTTATAAGACGACTGCTCTAACCTACTGAACTACCTGTGCATAATTGGTTGCGGAGATAAGATTCGAACTTATGACCTTCAGGTTATGAGCCTGACGAGCTAACCACTGCTACCACTCCGCAATAATTGATAATACTCTCTACTAGCCTTCAAGTATTATCAAGAATAATTTTACGTCTTGAGCTAGACTGGACGTTAATAGTTATAAACAACTTCGAAATTTTTCTTCCACGACTTGCGGCTATATAGTCGAAATTTTTGTACTATGCGCTACTGTTGTATTGGCTACCGAGATTTAACCAACTTGGGTCGTCAAGCGTTTCTCTTTAAAGTTTAAGTTAACATCCACTTTAATTTACATTGTTGTTTATAATATTTGCAAGACAGTATCAACTGTCTTTGGCGGTAACACTAGGACTCGAACCTAGGACACAGTGGTTGCTTACACATCAACTTACCAAGTTTTAACTACCTCATCCAATTCATAATCTTTAGCCCAAGTAATATCTTTAGCTTGTCCATTTTTTGTTGGAAGAATACGAAGTCTCTTATTTGCTCCACATTCTTCCACAGGAATTAAATAATATTTTCCATTAAATGTTGTTGCAAAATAATCAATTTCGTCTTTAGTATACTGATGATGAATAATTTTACCATCTTTTCGATTACAGCTTCTTCCACCAAATTTAAAAGAAGCTCCCTCATCATCAGAATGTGATGTTTTACTTTGAACTCGAATAAAATTACCTTTTACATCTACAACATAATCATAACGTTCACAATCTCCATAAGGAATTAAAACATTATAACCTAATTTTAAAAAAGCTAACATTGTTTCAAGTTCAGTAATATTTCCTTTTTGTTTACTATCCATTTGTTTTTTTAATTAAACTTAGTAAGGTCAAGTAAACAGCCACCCGCTCTACCAACTGAGCTATGCTACCATGTGGCTGGGGTACTGTGAGTTGAACACAGACATAGGGAGTCAAAGTCCCTTGCGCTACCATTACGCTATACCCCATCAATTGTTGAGTAAGTTTTTTAATCTCACTCAACAAGATGTATTATAACATATTTTCTTTAATTTGTCAAGAGTATTTTTAAATATTTTTAAAAATGTTTAGGTGAAGATTTGCACTTCACATGATTCGGATTTCGTTACTTTAGCTCGTGACTAAGTTTGCTTATGCATCAGCAACCGAATCTTCACGCAACAGCGTCTACATATTCCGCCACTAAACTTAATTGACTTATATATTATAACACATTTTATAATATTTGTCAAGCATTATTTTTAAAAATGTAGAATTCTACACTTTTTTATTCTTCGTTAACAAATGCAATATCTTTAAGAGATTTGACTGCACTTCTTGTTACAAATTCTACTGCCCCAATACTCATATGATTATTAATGGCATATGTATAAATCATTTCAAAAAGTTCAGCTTCTACTTCTGAAAACTCTTTCTGTCTTGCCATAACTATTTATCTCCTTATTTCTTTTTGGTCTTAGATTCTTTTCGTGCCTTACGCTCTGCCTCTTCTTTTTTAAGCTGTGCATCAAGCTTTGCCATTGTTCTTTTAAATTCCTGAAAATTCTGTGCCATGATATATATTTCTCCTATGTATGTTACTCAGTAATCACGCAGTTTTTTAAAGAAAATTAATCCTATTTCAAAAGAAAACTTACTTATTGATAAGTTGTTCATTTAATAAATAACTTATCTAATCACCCCTTAAAAAATACAAATTTTATTATGAATCTGTAGAACCAAATCCACCATGTCTATCAGTATTGGTTTCAGCAAACTGTGGTGTAATATATGGTACAATAAGACCTTGCACTATGCCTTTGCCATTATTAAGAACTACATTATCATCTGTTGTATTTTCCATAAACAGCATTATATGTCCCTCATTATCGGATAGATAATAATCTGCATCAACCACACCTATAGTATTCAAAAGTCTTAAACCATTTTTAATACCTATACTACTACGTGGCACAATCAATAGTCCATATTTTCTATCTTCTTCTTTGTCACATACCCATCTGATTCCTGTAGGTATTTTAATTTTATTATATGGAAGTATATTTGTTTTATATGGCATAAAGAAATCTACACCCATTGAATATGTAGTGCCTTGCTGTGGCAATTTAATTTCATGATACCATTTCATCAATGTTGAAGCTGGTATATTTTTGTATGGCAAATCTTTTGACCACTGTTCATAACTAACCTTTTCAAAATGCATTAATTCATATTCTCCTTTTTATAACACCATTCATCCATAATCTTTCTATATTCTTTATTTCCAAGAACCCTCTTTAGCATACAGATTGCAAGACCAGTTTCCTTGTCATATTTATCGCCATGGCCAGCAACTGCTACAGTTTTTGTGCCATCCTCAAACCATGCGATTGTAGCAGGTTTATAAAACCATACATCTTTAAGCTTTGGAATAAATAGTGGCTTAAAATTTGTAATACCTTTTCTATGCTTCTTTGCAGTTGCAGGTCTTACATCTTTAATAACCTTTTTATTTTCTTTAACATCAGTTTCATTGAGAATATTCATAATGTCATTAAAGAAATTCTCTACTTCTGCCACATTTGTTGGCAATACTTTCCAAGTATATTTAGCTTCTTTCATCCTTTTAACCTCGCTTTACTCATATCTCTCTTAACGAACAATAGCATTATAACATATTTTTTATAGTTTGTCAAGTATTTCATTTAATGCAATAGCATATTGATTATCTGAAGCTAATTCTATGCCTAATACTTTATCAAATATAGGATTAGAATTTTGTTTATATCTACCAAATTTAATAATTATATTATCAAATTTTGATAATGCTTCTAAATATTTTTTTATTTCATTAGGATAATATCCTGTATATATTATAAATGTATCATTACAATTATTATTTCTAAAGTATTTTATTAAATTATATATATCATCAAATCTAGTCATAGGCTCTAAGCCACCTATAACTATAGCTTGAGTTATTGGATTATTGATATAATTATAATAAATAAAATCATCATCTACATCACGTTCATAGGCGTGTGCCAAAGGTGAATTGTGACACACTGATGTATCAAACCCACCTTCAATGCAACACTTCCAATCGCAATCTCCAACAGCTATAAACATTGATGGATATTTATAATTTACAAAATCCTCAATTTCTAAGCCTTTTATTCTCATTATGCGTTCTCTGCCTTTTCATTAAGAGGCATCCATTCTCTTAATTTATATTCTGCCTTACGTTCTTTTGACCATGTATTGGTCGGGGTGTAGAACCCAACTGTACGTGTATATTCTGTTTGTACAGGTTCGCCACATTCTGGACAGACATCTCCATAAAAACTATGATGATTTTTACACTGTGATACTTTACCATTAAATGCAAAATAAGTTACACCTTGCTGTGCTACCCAATTAAGCATATGCCAAGCTTTATCAAATGTATCAAAATAAGTATCTATATTAATATGTTCAATACTTCCACCATTACAATATGAATCAAAAGCCGCACAGATTTTAGTACGTTCTGCTATACTTGCTTTAATACCAAGTGGAATCCATTGATTACCATAAAGTGGTAAATCTTTTACAACTCTATGTGGATAAAGTAATGTGTCTGCTTTTTGTAACTTAACAGCCGCTTGTTCTCCTGGGATTTGTTCAATATTAATTTTATAGTTTTTATCTTTTACAAACTCATCAATACATCCACGAATAGTTTCAAAAATTTCTTTACCTAATGTATATGCTTCGTCTGTGTAATGAGTATTACCTATTTCATCTACATATGTATATCCAAATGTTTTAATGGTTTCATATATACCATTAATACCTACAGTAGAATATAAGTGTTCAAAATCAATGAGTCCTGAACTAAAATTAGGCAATAATCCCTTTTCAACATTACGCATAATAATATGTCTTTGAGCATCAAGTATTTTTAAATTAAGTTCTGTAAGATTTTTTAATGCTTCTAAAAACTTATTTTTATTATTTTTATTTTCATATGCAAGTCTTGCAATATTAATAGTAGACACCTTAACAGAACCTACCTTAAGCGCAGTACCACCGATACTATTAAAGTAAAGGTCTGTTACATCTGACTTTAATCTACAACAATTACTAAGGCTATTAACTGTACTGTCAGTAAAGAAGTTAAATAAGTTCCATTTACGTGACGCTTCACAAGACCATTTAGCAAAGTCTTCGTCTACAAATTTATTATTTTGATAAAGCAATGAGGTTGTAAGCACAGGAAATGTAAATACATTTTCTTCTCTGATTTCATTAATAACATTAATAAAATCTTTTTGAAATTGTATAATCTCTTCTTCTTCATCAATCATAAATGACCCATCTGGGAATTGTGAAGCACCAAATATAGCTTCAAAATATGGATGGTCAAATACACTTACATTAGTAAATGCCGATTGGTCAGACCTTACCCATGGCTGATTAAGTCTATAAATTAATGCTTGTATTTGTTGTTTCTTATATGTTTCTGGGTCTTTGGTATAATAGCCATTTGCTACATCTCTGCTCCAAAAATAATATAAATATGGAATAAGATTTGGTAATCCTACAGCACCTGATTGTCTACGTGCCAAGAAGCAAATACCTTCCATAAGAATTTGTACAAAGCTATCTAAATGCTTTGGGGGTTTTGCATTATAGTTATCAATAAAGAATAAACCCTTCTCAACTATATCTTTAATATCATATGCAAAACAATAACTTATAAAAGTTGCAGTATTAAAATCATGCATGTAGATAGCATAATTCCACATTGCTTCAAATGCTTCATTCGCCACTTTAAAACCATACATTTTATGTATCTCATAATATAATTTATGAAATGCTAAAAGTTTTTGATGTGGCTTTGACATTTCGCTTAAAAGAACTACAACATCTTTTTGTGCAATATTTGAACTCGCATCTACAGAGGCATCTGCCACTGTATCAATGTCTATAAAATTATTAATAAAATCTGTAAAACTTAATTTATCTTCATCAAGTCCTTGAAGACTTCTAAATTCTTCTCCATATTCTTGGTCAAGTTTGTTTAATTGTGTTGCAAAATTTTTATTTGTTCTAATATTAATATTCATTATTAATTCGCTCCTTATTATTGTTGATTAATCCAAGTATTTGCATCTGCAAAATCCATAAGTCTACCATCAACTTCTATATAAGGAACTGTCATAATACCAAGTTCTTCCATTTCTTTTTCATTATGATTTTCTACATATTCAATATTTTTAGATTGAAGTTTCATTTTTAATATTTTACATCTTGGACATGTATCTGTTGTATAAATTGTTATCATATATCATTACCCCATTATTAAAATTATTATAAATAAAATAATAAAACAAATAGCCATACAGTAAAATATTTTATGATAAATTTTCGTATCAATACGAGTATTGAAAATACGACCATATGCTCGTCTTACATCAGTATATATAGTCGCTGGAAAACAAAATATTTGTATGGCAAATGCTATCCAATATAAGACATGTATTACCATTCTTCATCGCTCTCCTTATCTTCTTCTTCAACCCATTCGCTCATATCTTCCCAGTCTTCTTTGTTGCCACCTACTCGCATATAATAAAGACCACCATCCACAAAACATGCTCCACATGAACATCGCACCCAATCATGAACAGACTTACTCTCAATTATATCTCCACATTTTAAACATTTAATTGCATTTTTAGTCAATCTATATCCCATAATCACCTCACTTATATTCCAATTCAAATAACGTTTCTTCTAATGCTACATTTAAAGCATTTATTTTATTACAAATATCATCAAAATGATATTTACCAATATCATCACAAGAAATTAAATTGCAAAGAAAACATTGTTGATATGTATAAAGTTCATTTGCAAAGTGATTAAGCCAAGATTTAACTTTAGCCTTTCTGCCATTCAAATCATTCACATCCTTTTAATACTTCATAAGCATTTAACACAGGTTCTTTTTCATCAATTTCAATCCATTTGCCATCTACCTTTTTATGTTTATTCTCATAAGAAAGATTGTTAAATATTAAAACTGAATATAATTCAAATGGATTGGCGTCAAAAATTTTGGCTTTTTTAATTTTGGTTTTTACTGTTTCTCCACTGTGTATATTACGCAGTGTTAAATATGGTTTGCTACTATTATTATATACTTTAAATTCGGTAACAATCCAAAAATATTCTGGTACTTTAGAATTTACATAATCAATATATCCAAGCATTTCATCTTCAAATTTAATTTGTTCACTAATAGATAATGATTTGTTTTCTAATTTTTCACATAAAGCTTTGATTAATCCTTCATTATCTATTTCTCTGTATTGTTTTGCTGTGGACTTACCACAATATTTATCAAGCATTAATTCTGTTAGTCCATATTGATTATTAAACTCTTCAAGATTATTTTTATTAATAATTTTACAAGTACCAAATTTATTGTATATATCTACAATATTAATTAGATATTTATTTTTTCCAAACTCTGAGAAAAAATTTAATCCTATTAATATATTAAGCTGTCTTGAATTTAAAGATGTATAAGCATATATATCTTTAAGCAAATCAATAAAATTATTATATTTTTTGCGTTGACTTAATTCAAATAATTCAGTAGCAATATCATTGTTGCAATATTTAATACTTGCGATTCCTTTATATATACAATTATTCTCTTTATCCATTGTATATTTAGATTCTGATTTGCCAAATTTAATGCCCTTAATTTCAATACCGTTCTTTTTAGCATATGCTATGATACGTGCTGTGTCATCGGCTTTATTTTCAAATATATTTAATGCACTTGTTAAAAATTCTAATGGATAATAATATCTTAAATATCCACATATATATCCAATGTAAGAATATGGCAATGCATGGTTCAATGAAAACAGATAATTACTGGCATCTTCAATTACTCTTAAGAAATCAACAATAATTCTTTCTGCTTCTTCTTGTGATGTGTTATATTTTTCTTTCATAGTTTTAATAAAACCATCACGAATTTTAGGGATGTCCTCATCGGTTCCTGTTTTCTTTGCGAAATGTCTACGGACAATATCAGCTTCGCCCATAGTATATCCACAAAATTCATGTAAGAATTGGATAACTTGTTCTTGGTATACAAGAAATCCACTTGTAGAAGCAAGCATATTATTTAATGCCTCATGTCCATTATCTCTAACATCACCTTGTTTAAGCGCATCTCTATAACTTTCTCCTGCTGGACGTAATGCTCCATTAGCTACAGACATTAAATCTATGTAAGAGAAATTCGGATTACGTTTTTTTATTTTATTAATAGTTTTATTAGAAAATAATTCTTTAATATAATCTGATGCAAAATTTGATTCAAATTGAAATATTAATGTAGTATCATCTCTAATACTATTCCACACATTAATATCATCTTTAACTGTTTGCGGAGTTAATCTATCTATCCCTGCAAGTTTACATGTTTGGTTAATTAATCCTATATTATCAAGAGCAAGAATATCTAGCTTAACAAAATTTAAAGAATCAATTTCTTTCATATTTAATTGAGCAATTCTATATTCGTCAGTTGTTGTGGTAAATGTACCAAAATAATCATCAATAGGAAATGGTGAAACAACAACTCCTGCTGGATGAAATCCTACTGAGACTACAACATTAGTAACAAGGTCTGCCCAATAAAATAATTCTTTATATTGTTTTCTTAATTCTTCTTCTTTATCTTCTAAGTTATTACAAATATCATCAACTTCATCAAGAGAAATATTCATTGCTCTACCTATTTCTCTAATAGCACCTTTTAATTTTACAGTATTAAAAGTGATAATATCGCAACAAAATAGTCCATGTTTATTATATAAATAATCCTTAACAAATTTCCTATCCGCGGAATAAAAGTCCGTATCGACATCGGCTAAACTCACCCTCTCTTTATTCATAAAACGTTCATAGTTAAGATGATGTTGTATGCTATCTACTTCTGTAATATGTAATAGATAAGCTATAATACTTCCAGAAACAGAACCTCTTGAATATCCATATTCAATACCTTGCTTGCGCATTTCAGATTTATAATTTTCTTCAAGAAGCATAAAATCTATAGCACCATTATGTTTATATGTATTATATTCGTAGGCTATTCTATCTTTATACTCTTGATAATTCGGCAAAGATGAATTAATATTCCTATCTTTTAATCCTTGTGCTATTTTTTGTTTAAAAACCTTCTCAGAATCCTTATATAATTTTGGATATTTAGGAGTATAATCAAGTTGAAATTCTTCAATTTGTTCTGCCATTATATTAGTATTATTAATTGCTTCAAGATACGCTTCTTTAGGAATCGCATTTTGTATTTCATATGCGTGTACTAATTCATCATATGTCTTGAATGTTAAATCCCAATTATCTTCATCGGCAAAAAATACATCTTTGGCTTTCTGTAATACCTTTCTGCCCTGTGCATATACATCATTTAACGCATGAGTATCTGTTCCTGCTATAAGTGGAATTCCTGTACGTTGATGTATTGTATACAATTTTTTATTATATGCAATTTGGTCTTCGCAGTTATGATGTTGTATTTCTAAATAACATCTTTGTCTATTCTGTACAAAGAAGTTTAACATCTCTTTTTGCAATTCAATATTACCACGATTAAATACACTGGCCAGACATGCAGATGTTATAATAATATTATCTGAAGTATTATATAAATCTCTAACAGATATTCTTGGCATATAATAAAAATGCCAATCATCTCTATTAAACGATTGCGAAGATAATAAATTAAGCTCTTTTACACCATCATAATTTTTTGCTATTAATACACAGTGATAGTTATCTCTGTGTTTATCTTCTTTAATATCATCTTCAGTTAGATAAAATTCACAGGCATGAATATATTTCATGTCTGCATTTTCAATAATATCTTTTTTATGTTTCCATCCCATAACATTTCCATGTTCAGAAAATGCCATAGCGACCATCCCTAAAGATTTAGCATAATCAACATAATGTTCAGGTTTATTAATACTATCAATATTAGTTACAGCAGAACTTATATCCGAATGTAAATGATATACTACATAATTATTCTTCAACATTTTCTTCTGCCCACCATTTATCTACATCATAAATAATTTTTACGTTACCACTTATAGGTTGTAATGAATTAAAACAATCATATAAAATATCTACAAATTGTTCATCTGATATATTCATATTACAATATGCCCCACGTAAAGCATATTTATACCATTGTATTTTAAATCCACTTGGCTTATGATAAAAATGATAATCATTACGTTCTATATCATCACCATCATCAAACCAACAATAAGATTTACATTCAAAAATATCATTATTAAATTGTGTTCCGTTATTACTACCAAAACCTAAATGTCCTAAAATTGCATTCCAAAGCACTTGCCATACTTTTCTATTTACATGATATTCCATTTCTATATTCCTTTAAACGATTATTAGAATACTCTACTTGTTCATTATCAATTTCAGTACCAATACAATTTAAATTTAATATTTCACATGCTATAGCTGTTGTCCCAGTTCCCATAAATGGGTCATATATTAAACCATGTTTTGGAGCATACATTTCAAGTAATTTAAGACAAAGCTCAGAACTATATGTAGCTTTATTAATTTTTGTTACACCATCATTATTAGCGGCTTCTATAAAATTATATAAAACTTTGTAAAATGTTTGTCCATTTTTACCAATTTTGCTAACTTCTTTATTAGCATAAAATGTTTTGTATTCTGATTTACGACAAAACACAAACACTTCTTCACAAATGCGAGTAAGCTTATTTGGAGATACATTATTAGGCAATGCTGATTTCTTTTTCCAAACTATTTTATCAGCTACTGTAAAATTAGTATTACGAATAATATCACTAATACTATTCCACATTAGCCCAATACCTTCAGTATTTACAGTTGCATCCGTCCCATATGATACATTCCAGAGTACCACGCCATTTGGTTTAAGTATCTTATCAATGTGATTAAATATATCAACACACCAATCACAATATTCAACACTGGTTTTTAAATCATCATATACCTTATAACGTCCTTCATAGTTTTCCATACTACGTTCTGATGACGGTCTACTTGTATTATATGGTGGCGATGTTAATACAACATCTATAATTTGTCCCTTGGTAGAAATTTTATCCATCCACCTTAGACAATCGCCCTGTAAAAATTTAATTGTACTCATAATAACCTCACCTATAATTCACTGAATGTTTATTCAGTATAACATATTTACGTTAAAATGTCAATACCATTTTCAAGTTTTTCTATGTATTTTTTATAACACAAATTAAGATTTGTGCTGTATTCAGATAATGTTGCATAATAAAATGATTGTGCCGCTACTTCATCAATACTATCTTGGAACATAGAATCATCATCAAAAATTTCATAATTCATTATTGCCCCTTCAATATTATTAATAGTATCAATAACATAATTATTCCAATATTTTATTATATCTTTATCAAGTGGAACTTCTACATAGCAATCTTTAATCTGAAATTTATCTTGAACTTCTTGTGGCAAACATTTAATATCCATAGTATCTAATATCTTAGGCAGATATTCATCTACATCATAACCAAATTTCTTTAGCCACATTTTACATGGAGTTTGTAATTTTTCTCCAAGTAATCTACGCTCAACATTCATCTCTTTTATTTTACCATTAGCTTGTTCATATGCAATAGTACAATACTTTAAGAAATTAAAATGCAAATGTATTTTACTAAGTGGAATTCCTTTATTCATAAATGACATCGCATAACATACAAGCTGTCCACTTTTTTCTTTTAATGTATTACCAGTATAAATGGTACTACTTTTCCAATCTATAATATGATAATGTCCAGCTTCATCTTTATACCAAGCATCAATATAACCTTGCATTACTATATCATCAAATTGTATTAATGCAAAATCTTCTGTAACAATATCATAATTTAGTGGTATATGATTTTGAAAAAATAATTTTAAGTTCTCATAATATTTATTACCTATGCTTATATCTTTTTCATTATCATTACGATTAAATTTAAGACCAAGAATATTACGAGACATATTCCAACTGTCTTCAAATTCATCTATCATATCTTTATATTCAATTTCATGATTGTAAAACTTCTCTATAATATCATGAGAGTATGAACCTTCTTGTCCATAAATACAATCTACTCTATCAGGTGGCGTATGTAATACATAATGTAAGAACCAATCATATTTTGAAGTATGCCAAGATGAAATCCTTGACCAACTCCATAAATTATCTACGCCATATTCGTTTTTAATTTCTTCTAATTGTGCTTTTGATAGTCTCATATAATTATTTATAAATTTATCTACGTAAAATCCGTTTTTAATTTTTATATTGCTTTAATATTTTTTCTACGACTTTATCTTTTTGTGGTTTTAATTTTATTCCCATTCTATTTTCAGGAACTAAATCTCCAAAATATTTCTTTGATAAATCTTTAACCCTCATACCATAAATCATCTTCATCGTATTCGCCCTCATCTACTTCTTCAATATATGGTGAACCACAAATAGGACATAGTTCATATATTTCTTCTCCTGCTGGCAATGCTATACCACGAGGCGATGGGTCTTCAGAATAAAGATATGGACGTTCAAAAATATTATCACATTCAGTACAATAAAACATTTTCTAAAACTCCTTTTCAAAATTCCAATTTGATTTCAAATTTTCAATCCAAATTTCAATCATAATTTTCAAATGTCAATTCTACTGCTTCATGTTCAGCGACACAATTTTGACATCCTATACATTCATTTTCTGCATTTTTATAAATTATATCATCTGGATATAAAATACTACTACAAATAGGACATATAATTATATCCATGTTACCTCTCCTTATTAATTAATTTTAAATATTTATCATGTAATTCTTTTGTATATTTAATTTTATTAGATAATAATTCTTGATAAATATCATCGGAAATATCGGTAGGACTGTCTTTTTTACCGAGCTTTCCTTTAGTATCTTTTACAAAATATACATTACGAATTCCATAAAATTTTTCACATAAAGAATATATTTCTTCTATGCTAACATCATTATCCAAACAAAGAATAATATCTACATTTAATCCTATTAAAATACGTTTCTGTTCTTCAGATATAAATTTACCAGATAATGCTACTGCTGTTTCATCAAATTGTGAATATCTTTTTAATACAGATTTTTCACTTTCAAACACACAACAATAACCTTTCTTTTTTATACTATTATAATTCTCCCATAATCCATAAAGATTAATTGATTTATTATATCCCTTGGTGAAACTATATTTATTAATTCCAAATTGTTCATAACCATCAATTGTTGTACGAGCATTAAGTCCAATAATTTGTCCAGTGCTCCACAATTTTTGTGGAATAATTATTCTCTTGCGGCGATAACTATATTCAATATTAAATTTCTTACAAGCATAAGGTGTAATTCCTTCATGTAATAATCCAATATACTCAATAGGTGTATACTCATCTAAAATTGATTCATCTAAAACTTCTATATCTCCCACATTCACATTATTATTATGAGATAAAAAATTTGTGAATACAGATAATGCTTTTGATTTTAAATCAATATTATTAGGTTTCTTTTTAATATCTTTATTTGAATACGGTATATCTAATATCTTATGTAACCATTTTAATGCGGTTAAAAAATCACATTGATTACTATATTCAATAAGAGAAATTAAATCTTGTCCCTCATCCCATGCTACATTTCTGCTCCATGAACAATAATTTAAATAAATATTATTACGAATATTTATACCCATTGGATTATCACCATCTTTAAAACAAGCTGAATAATAATCTTTATTGTTATGATATTCTATTTTCTTACAACCAAGATTTTCTAAGACAAAAGGAATTTTACCATTTTTATATATATATTCTTTTATCTCAGTTACAAACATGGTGTATCCTTTCGTCTTTAAAAATCTTCCATGATTATTGTATAACCAACTTCACGATATTTATTTGTACCCATATCAAACTCTGCAATAATTTGTTGGTGATTAGCACGACCAAATCTATTTTTAGTAATAAATATTATTAGATAAGATTTATCTTTATCCAATGTAAATGGAATTTTATTTTTCTTATCTAATCTATAACATTTAAGTGCGTGTGATTCCCCATCAAATTCATCTGCATGTGGATGTCTAACCATAATATTCATTGACATAACATCAACAATTGATTTAGCCATCCCTATATTATCAGATGTTAATTTACGTAATTTAGATGATGCTTTATTAAGTTGATATGTACATAATAAATGTACATTTAAATTAGTTGGTTTAATAACGTCATATAGAGCTACAGCATCAGACATCATACTTTGATATATTTCCCCTTTTGCATTCGCACTTGGTTTCATTGTGTCTAAAACAAAATACTGCACTCCCATACGAGCATATTTTTTTATGACCTTAATTGCAATATTAACTGAATAAGTTTGTAATGGCACAATAGTTAATATATGTTGTTCTTGTTTATCTTCAATCCAATCTGCACATTGCTGAAATATTTTCATTAACTCTTCACCAAAATGTCCGTTTCGCAATTGATACTTTGATACATTGGCATGAAAAATATTATTAGCTACCCATATAATCATTTCCTTTTTATAACGTTTTTCATCTTCTTCATTAATAATAAATACTGTTGGAAAATGATTTTTAATTGCAGACGGAATTAAATAATTAAAAGCAAGTAAACTTTTGCCACTACCACTAAGTCCGCCCAATCCAGTCATAGTGCCAAGTCTCATACCAGCAGTTTCTGCATTTAATAAATCTGCTCCATAAAATGGTAATCCAATATCTGCTCCATTGTTTAATTCGTCAATATATTGATGAATGTTTGCAAAAGCATTATAAGATTTGATACTGCTTTCAGTATTTAAAAATGTATGATTAAGCATAAGCTCTAATTCAGAATAAATTTCATCTGATGTTTTATCAATATATTCTGATAGCTTTTCTGAAATTGGAAAACCATATTTCAATAATTGTAATAGAACATTAAATTTTTTAATATCATTAACATAGCTTTCAAAATTATCAAGATTAATATATGCTGTGGCATCATTGATAGTAGAATATCCACCATACTCTTGAATCTTACTTCTTAATTTAGGATGCTTTTCCAAATAAATCCCTACTGAAATTTCATCAAGACTTGTTTTCTTTTCTTTAATAATTAAACCATCTGCTACGGCATACCAACACTTCCAAATATTATGTCCAAAATCTTCTAATTTTAAATCTACATTATACATTAACTCTGGCTTTTTAAATATACTCGCAACTATATTTGCTTCAGATAAAAGCTTATATTCATTTATCTTCTGCGCACATTCTGCTTGCTCTTTTTCAAAAGCGGTTAATTGCTTTGCCATTGTTTTACCAGAATTTCTCCAAATCTTTATTTACTTTTTGTTGAGCATATTGATTAGTATAATTAGGTAATTCTACAACTTCAATATTATCTGCTCTGTGTTGTTCTTCTTTTATTTTTTTTACTTTATTATAAACAGTATTAATATTATTATCTATAATTTTTAAAATATAATTAAACTTATGTTGGTCATTATTAAATTTTTTAGAACGCAATATATTATCTAATTCATGTTGTTTTACATATTTAAAAGTTAAAAGAATGACCTTATATGGATAATGAGCCATAGACGGACTATTCTTATTAGCCATATACTGTCCCGTTTTTAACCCTCTTAATCTCAATATCATGTCCCTACTTAGAGATTGATTTTCATCATACCCCATTATCTCCGTTTTAACATAATCGCAAAGGTCACGAAATACTTTTTCTTCTGCGGCTTTCTTTTCTTTTTCTGTCATGACTCATTATCCTTTTGTATTACTTACAAAGATTTAAAATCTTTTTTGCATTATCTAAATCAGAAATTGATTGTGGTTTATCATAACCAAGATTTTTAATTTCTTTCAAAATTGGTTTAATCACATCAAGATTAGTTTTATTATTCTGGAAGAAATCTACAATAGCCTCAACAGTATCTTCAAGTTCATGTTCTGATTTCGCCTTAAGTTCTGCTTCTGTAGCTTTCTTTTTCTTCGCCTTGGCAAGCTTGTCCTGTTCTTTCTTTACCTCTTTAATAGACTGCCCAGACTTTGAAGCTTCAGTTTCAATGGCATCTGTTAAAGCCTTAATAAACTCATCTGCATCCATAGGAATTTCATCTACAATGTCAGCAAATCTTGAACCGCTATCAATAGAATAATCATCAGAACGGAACTTAATCTTTCTGCTTTCTTTACTAATCTTTTTAATATCTACATCTTTATTATTAACCTTCTTCTTCTTGCCGCTTGCCACAAGTTCTCTATCATAAAATGCAACGGCAAGGAAATGAAGCTTCTTTTTAAGTGCATTGAAATAATTATTTTGCATATCACATGTCAAAATAGAATATGAATTTCCACTAACTACATCAGAAATTTCTTTCTGTTTTGTATGACTAATAAAAATAGTATGTACACCTACAGACGCAAGCTTATCTGTCAATTCAAACATAAGCTGTATAGCCTGTTTTTCTCCACGACCATAACCACCCCATGCGGCGTTAATAGTCTTTACTACTTTATCAGCATCTCCACGTTCTCTGCACTGTTTATTATACTGTCTAATACTTTCTGCTTCTGCAAGTTCAATAAAGAAATCGAATGTATCAATAACGATTGTTTTAAGTTCTGGATAATCTACTGATTTATTATCTACAATATCATCAACAAGAGTTTCAATTCCAATTGTATTTTCAAGTTCATCATAATCATCCGACCATGTTGGACAATTAACATATGGAATTCCTTGAATCGCATCCGCTCCACGTTCTGCTCCCATTTCACAGAACAAATATCCATCTTCGCCTACAAGCTTTTCACAAACTTGGTGCATTAAAGTTGTCTTTCCGATTTTTGCCTCGCCTAAAACACAAATATTATAATTGAGAGGATTAAGATTTACTTGATTCTTTTTTCCGTATTTCATATTTCACCACCTTTATGCAAGTTCTGACAGCCAATCCAAATCATCATCGTCATCCATAATTGCTGAGAAATCTAATGAGTCAGAATCAGATTCTGAATTTTCAATTTGAATTTCAAGTTCTTCTTCAGTATATCTTTCATCAAACATCTGAATGACCGCAGTCCTATTATCATCATCGCCTTCAATTTTAACAATTGGCTTAGTCAATACACATCTTCTTTCTGTATTACCTTGTGCCGCATATTTAGTAAGAATTTCTTCTTCTGTATACAGACCCATATCAATAAGAAGTTTTACATCATCAGGTACATCATCCATAGTTGCCTGTACAACTGCGCCACTATTAATAAATTCACCTTCAAAATTAATTTGTCTTACACCCTTTTTAATTTTGAAAAGTGTTTGATAAATTTTCTTAAACATTTCTTCAGATGAATATTCATATTCAAATATAAATGGCAGTGGATACTGTCCCTTAAATTCTACATTATTAATTTCTTTTACATAATCCAAAACTCTTGTATGAATCTTAACAGAATTTCTATCCTTGTCTATGTCCTCTTTAAGATTAATTGATTCTTTATCAATTAGTACAGACTGTGCAAATGTTGCTTTATAATTTTCTGGTTCTGCCTTGCTCAAAAAAATACTATTAATATTTCTCTGCAAACTGACACCATCTTTATAAAAACTATAACGCATATTTCCCTGCACATTAATGACCATATCATTAACAAGATGTTCTTTAACATAAGCTACAGCATCATATGCTGAAAGGAATTTTTGTGTATAAATATTACCACCCTCGGTGTTTTCAAGACCGATTCTAATAAAACAAAAATCACCTATTGAATCAAGAATCTCATCATCAAATCTATCATCCCAATCTACAGTAAATGAATTGTCCCAATCATCAGTACCATCATCTTTCTTGCCATGAACATAAATTACACCATGATTCTTTGTAGAATAACCACCCATCAAATTGGCATAAACATTACCATATTTTTCACCACAATCAACGCCAAGATTAAGATTGTTATAACACCATCCACTCTCAGATATGTTATCAATCTTAAAACTATTGTCATTAATTTTTGCTTTGCCTATAAGTTTAAAAGTTGAAACCCAATTTGTCTTTTTAATTTTTTCACTCATATTATTTTATAAAACCTTTCAATTATTAAACTATACTTTCAATTTCCCATTCTTCAAAATAATTTAAATTAATTTGTTCTTTTATTTCATTACCTAAAACATTAATTATTCCAGTAACATATTTAGATTTATCTTTTTCACACAATAATTTACATTCAATTATACTATTTTCTACATAACGCTCTTTGGTTGCAAGATAATAATTATCTTTAAATTCTTTTTTCAAATTTCCAAATTTAATTTTAAATCTCAAATCAAAATTTCCATTTGAATTTTCTAACATACTTTCAAACCTCTAACTACAGCTTCAACTTCATCTTCCATACCACGCACATATATTCTTGTGGTCGCAATATTAGCATGATTAACTGCCATCTGTGCCATAAGTATGCCGTGTTCTCTTGCAATAGTGGTTACAAATGTAGACCTAAAACTATGATTGGTAATATGTTTATCAATCCCAGCTTTAGTTGCTAACTTTTTCCATGTGTTATTTAAACTATATTCTGATAATGGAGTTCCCTGATTGCTTACAAAAAGATTATCACATCCTTCCTTACGTACTTTAAGATATTCATTTATAAGTTTGATTGTATCATCATTTAAATAAACAGTACGATACTTACCTCTCTTAGTTTTTAAAACCATTTTACTTGGTTCTTTTATATAATCTACAAATTTTATATCTATTAATTCCTGCACTCTAATACCAGTATTTAAAAATGTTGCTATAATTGCACGTTCTCTTTTGTTGCCATAATGCATTAACATAATTGCCTCATCAGTAGTAAGTGCATCTTTTGGTTTATGCTCCACTCTTGGCGTGGATAATTTCTCAGCAGGATTAGATTCTATAACATCATTATCAAAAAGAAATTTAAAATAAGATTTAATACAAATAATTTTTTGCGCCTGTGTACTCGCCGCCAAATTTTTAAACGTATTCTTATATTCAACAAGGTCAATTTTAGTAATATTATTTATATCCTTATTGATTGCATTAAGCATGGCGGAAATTGTACCATTATAATTACGTCTTGTTCCTGCACTTTCATATTCATTTAAAAATAAATCTAAATATGTTTTCATAATTCACCTCTCAAATACTTAATTAGTATATCATAAATGATTTTAAAAGTCAAGACAGATTTTGAATATTATTTAATACATTTTATCTTAGAGTTACAATAATAAAATTATCGTCATCAGTTACATCACAATTGCCATCCCACATAAAATGATTCTGCTTATCCAAATCATACATAACCAAATCATTATTATCGTCAATAGCTTCTACACCTGCTCTGCGCACACAATAATTTTCACCAATACGCATAATATCATCACCATCTGGTATGGCTAACACAACATCACCCACTGCAAGTTCAGATGTATTTTTTATAAAAATCATTTTCTTTTTCTGCATTTCAAACTCCTAATTTAATCTAAAATTTCATATGATATATTAATACTATATCTATCTTTAAGCCACTTTTTATATCCATCCATTCCCCAATATGTACCATCTATCATAATACATTTCATACCATCATCATCAAGATATATAGTGCGCTTCATACCACCAAGCTGTGGAATATAAACTATTTTACCAGTAGATTTCATCATGCCGCATTCTCCTTAATCCAATAACTAATAATCTTAACTATATCAGATTGACCTTTGTTTTTTCCTTTACGAACTTTACTACAATCCCAAGTGTCATAAATAATTTTATCTTTCACAGCAACAAGATGTCGGTCAATTCTACAAATAATAATTCCATCTGGAATTTCATTTTCATTTAAATGTATATTTTTCTCTTCACATTTAATTTGTTTCCACCCCCACGCTTTTAATAGTTTAGAATAAACCGATTCATACATTCCATTCCGTGGACTTTCACCATGATTATATTTCTTTAAAGTATTATAAACCATTTTATAATCTTCATTATTAGCTATAGCTATTGCTCGACATACACAATCTCTAACGTTAGTTGCTTTATAATATTTGCTACGACCACCATCATTATAAATCCACTTCATGTTTGCTCCTTACCACGTTTCCACTCTTGCATGTAAAGTTTCTATGCCATCATAATTATCTATTATATAATCTAAATCATCAGGTATTTCTACAACAATTAACTCACCAAATCTACCGCTTGCTTCATCTCCTAATTCTTCTACAACTTTAATTAATATATCGTCCTCTCTATTATCAGCACCCAAATATAATATATGTTTTTCCCAATCTTCTTTTGAAGCCTCAGTTTCAGAAATTTCTTTTCCGAAATATTTAGTAACATAACAACCCAAACATTCATCAAATAAATCAACTAATTTATATACTATCTTATTTTGAAAATAAGTATAAGTTGAAGTAAATTGATATTTATATAAACAAGAATATCCTTTATATATTGCATATAATTGATATGCTTTTGGAGATACATCAAAACCCCCAAAACATTTGTTAAGAATTACTTTTTTCATTTTAAATCCTCGTATATTAATACATCAATTCTATCATTTCAAGTTGTATATCTAAATCATATTCTGCTATTGCTCTTGCAATATTACCCCATGACCATCTATCCATTTGTCCGCTAAAATTATTAGCCAACCATGTACGAAATCTTGCACTGCGATTATTCATTAACCATTCAACAGCTTGATACAATTCTATTGGTGTCAGCCATTCATATTCTTTAATTGATAATACATTTTCAATTTTCATAATTAAACCGCCCATTCAATCACAGAAACAATAACGTATAAAATAACACAAGTAATAATTGTCATAAATGCTCCTTAGATTAATAACCGAAATGATATACTTTACAATTAGGATTTTCTTTTTTAATTGATTTCAAAAAATCAATTGCAATTTTAGCTCTCCAATATCCATCTTCTTTTACTATTGCTTTTAAACATTTAATTACGTCATCAATTTCTGCTACAGTCAATGGTTTACCATATTTATCTTTTTCTATTCTTGTATTACCATCATCAGCATAAATATATCCATTGGCAACTTCATTAAACACTTTAGTAATTGGATAACATACACAAAGGTTAATCGTCCCAATTACTTCTGCCCATACTTTACCATTGTCAGATGGAATTTTAAAATTAGCTTCCTCTACAATGTACAGCTTTGATTCATAACCCATAATATTCCTCCCGTAATAATTCATAAAATCTTTTATAAGATTCATCTTGTAAATTAAAATATCTTTTTCTTAAAATTTTTATGAATTTCTTATCATCAGTTTCATTTTCTTCAAATAAATATTGGTTTGCATTACGATATAAATCCCAACACATATGTTGGACTATTTGATATTCAATTAACAATGATTTAATAGTTATGCAATGACTAAAATAATTCATAATTATTACGCCCCAATCTTTTCAAGAAGTTCATTATAGAATTTGATTTCATTATCATCTTTGATATATTCTTCAAATTCTTCCCTACGTTTTGCATTAAGAACCTTATAATTATTTTTGAATTTGAATTCTGATTTCAAATTTTCAATTCGATTTTCAAGTTCGTTTCTAACACAGCCACGCATACATGTCTGAAACGGATAGCATTCCCATGTTCTATTAAGATAATGAACAGTATGTTCTGCGCACTGACATCCATTAATAAACATAGTAGTCATATGTTTAAATCCATTTCGTGTACTGACTGACTGATTTACAAATTCAATATGCCTATTATCAATATCAAACTTTTTAATTTCCATAATTAATCTCCTTGTTTCATTAAAAAATCTATGTTCCATTTTCAATGGAACTTATATAATATCTTTACCACATTCAATCGCATATGGTTCATAAGATTCATGTTCATAAAGAAACCAATCATGAACAGTCCTACCTTTTTTTAAATCGTATGCTCTTGTCTGTTCTTCCACTCTTCTGTTGAGTTCATTATTATTGTATAACTTTGTGCATACTCTTTTAGCAATAGCTTCTGTTGCATAAGTTTCACTTTCAAAATGATAACCATCTGGCTGTGTAACATAACCACCCTTACGCATAAAGTATGATTCACCCTTATGTTTACCACTAAGGTAGGTAACTTTAATTAAAAATCTTTTCATAATTTCACCGCCAATTTTCAAATCGGAATTAAAAAATTCAAATCAAATTTCACTATATATATTATAGCATACTTTTATTAATCTGTCAAATCAATCTTCATAAAGAACTGCATACCATTCTCCCTCGGGATTATTAAATTCATTTTTAATAAGTTCAATACTTGTTATCCATGCATTACGAATTCTTGAAAGCATACTCCAAGATACAATGTCCTCACTTGTAAAATAAAGAACTTCACCATCTGAATCTGTAAACGTATAATTTATTTTACGTTCATCGTCTTCATCCTTACAACACCAAGTTCCAAATCTCATTCTCCTTGCCATGATTAATTCTCCATTTCAGAACGCATTTTAGCAATAGCTTCAAGAACTTCTGGTACCTCTATGTCATAAAAGTATCCTACATCTTCTCTCTCATCATTATCATATACATTATAACATTCATCAAAGATATTTATATCAGCAGTATATCTTTCAATCTTATCGCCATCATTAAAATTCTTTGACTGCCTAATAGATTCAAGTTCCCAAAGTTCATATAGATTATCAAATTTACATACTGCCCAATCAGTATAATTGCCACGCACATCGCCATATCTATGAACCATAAATGCAAACCATACTCCATCGTGGGCAGATTCTACAATTCGATAATCAATATCGTGGTCAATATTTGCGCTATAATTATATGTATTATTTCTTTCATATTTTGGCTTATCAAAATTGCTGTCCCAAAAATTCATCATGTCTTTAATTTCAGATTGAGACATATCAATTTCATAATCTTTAAGCTCTTCCAAAAACGGAATTACTTCTCCACAAATAACATCATCTTTCAGATTACCATGTTCATCCCTAATCCAAAATCCATAAGTCCGATTCACTTCTGCAATGTCTGCAATAATATTATCAATGTTACTCATAATTATACCTCATAATTTCAAATCAAATTTCAATTACCCTACAGAATAAATAGCCTTAATATCCTCTGCATCAACGTCTATGTCGGCTATCCATTCTATTTCTCCAAGATGTGCTTCGTCCAAATGTTCACAAACATATCTTCTTACTTTTTCAAATTCTTCATCAGACATTTCATTCAAATTATTACTACAAAAATTATCATCAACTATAAGTTTTGTTTCATAAATGCCACTGCAAAATACATTAAAAACTATTTCTTTCATAACTGTCTCCCAAAATTTATATCATTAACAGAAAATAGATTTTAAAAACTGAGATAGATTTTTAGCTTCATCTTCAGTCAGTGTAATACCACGAGACATTTTATCATGTTCTTCATTCCATTCTCTTATGTCCCATTTAGGGTCGGCATCATTCCAAGATACTCTATTTAATTCTTTTTTCCAACCATTCTTACGTTCACTAAGAACACACATGTGCTGTTTGATTTCAAATTTCATTTCAGCCATAATTAAACCTCATTTCATTTTACCACATTTTGGTTACGAACTGATTCATAATATCTATAATCATACCAATGCCACTATCGCCGCTAACGTTTACATCATAATATTTCATAGCCTCTCCACAATGGTCTGCAAAAATTGGACGTACAGTTTCATCAAATCTGCCACCTTCTTCTTTGGTCATATACTTAAGTTCAATAAGTGGATTGTTGGTTGGTGAACCAGCGGCTCTTGTTAGTCTAAGTGTTTCACAAAATGCATTACAAATTTTCTGTTTATCTTCCATAATTAACACACCTTTCTAATTTCATAATCTAATACTTGCCAACACGATTCCTTATCATAACCCAAAGCTGAAATTATAAAATCAAAATTAGATTTTGTTTTTTCAATTTCAATTTCATATTCCTCTGCGGCATCTCCATCTGAAACTTCAAGACACATATTATAAAGTTTGGTCAATGTTTTAAGTTCTTCAATCGCTCCCCAATATGCATATTTATATATCAGATATAAATCCATAATTATACTCCCCAATCCATTCATCAAATTCAGATTCCGTGGCGAATTCTAAACGCCGATTATTAATATAAACTATATAGCCATACGGCGAATATCCACATCGTTTAATATTCATTTTCTTCTTCATCTTCAACAGTCCAATACTGTTCTTCTTCCCATTCATCATCTTCATCATACGTTTCCCATCCCTGATTTGGGTCTGATTTTGATGGCAAACAATATTCATAAACCGCTGTAGCATCATAAGTTATTTTAATTGGGAATGGCAATGCTTCGTTATCTTCATCGTAACACGCAAGACTAATACCGATATATCTATAATCAAAATATTTATTAAAATCTTCTCTACATTTTTCTACAATCTCATCAATATTTAAATTCAAATCTGAGTAATATTTATACCAAGGTTCATCACAAATCTGTAAAAGAATTTTTTCAGAATAATTATCTTTATTGTTCTGATATTCTAAAAGTCTCTTTGCCCTTTCAAGCGCATAAGGGAAAATGAAATTCGGTTTTTCAGATAAAACATTACGATTCCAATCAGCAACCAAATCAAATATATCTTTGCCGCCAAAATTTCCATACCCATCATAACAATGTTCTACAATATGTCCCCCGCCAAATTCTTTTGGGATTAATACATAGACATCTTTAACTTTATCATCTACAATCTGTGCTTCTGTAATACAATCTAACCATGAAAACTGTCCCATAATTTCACCTCTCAAATTAGAATTTTATTTCTGGTACACCAGAATTACAGTGTGTTTCTTACTTCATAATCAGCATCAATTTTTATTTTAATAACATTACACCATTTAGTAGGGTTTGCATATGCAATATCATTTGCTGATTTCTCATCAGAACGCACAGCCAAAATCTTAGGTTGCATACCATCTTTAGTTTTCTGTAATTCAATTACAATCCATACCCACATTTACTCTTCACTCCATTCATGTAGATTCGATTTCCATTCTTCATATGCATCCCAATCAAATTCATCTATAATTCCTTCATCATCAAGATATTCTATAATGCTATCAAACATCCATTCGCAATATTTAATTTCTTCTTTGCTAATCTTTTCACCATCCCATTCCGCTCTTTTAAGTGCTTCAATACAATCCATCATATCAAGTCTTGTGTTATGAAATCTGCAATAACTCATATTAGCCATAATGTTATTCTCCTTTCAAATAATGTCAGTTTAAACTGACTCAAAATTTAAGATTCAAATTTCAAATTAGATTTCAATAATTGATTTAGAATTTCTATCTGCAAAATCAAATACAGTTTCAAAAGCTACATCCCAATGATTAAATTTTTCATATTCTTTATCTGTCAGTCCAATAATCATTGTGGTATGTCCCATTGGAACATCATGACTATGTTCGCAAATACAGATTGATTTTCCACCACTGCTTCCACCAACATAATACTGTGTTACATCGTAATCTCTGCAAAATGCTTCAGCAAGACTATCGCAAATTTTATATCCATTTCTGCCACGCCAATCACAATGATATGCACATACCATATAATGATTAAATGGTTTAATTACATTGTCGAAAAATTCATCAAGTAATTCTTCTTCAAAATATGAACCCATACAATATTCATAATTCATAGGGTCAATACAGAATTTAAAAAGATTGTTTTCAAAAATCGGAACACATTCTTCATCATAATCATCTGTCCAAGGTTCATCAACCTCATCCCTAAATTCATCTTTGATATTAGAATATGGTGTCCAAACATACATACCAATCTTAGTAATGTCTGCATCTTTTAAAAAATCAGTGCTGAAATATTTAAGTGCATAAGGTTTCATATCTGCGCTCCTTTCGGCTCACTTTTATTGATATATATTATTATAGCATGGCTTTATTAATCTGTCAAATTAGATTTTGATAACGCTTTTCAGATTAGAATTTCAAATCGAATTTCAACCTACCAATGTTTAGCTATTTCATTATATCTTACAATAGAATCATTACACATTTTATAAAAGTCATTACAATTTTCATATGAATAAATCATATCAGTATAACAACATATACATTCGTCTACATATTCTGAAATATCTTCATCTGTAATTGGTCGGTCAAGCCATACATCATCCTCAACATGATTAAAAAATTCATCGACATCAAAAATATCAAACCAAATTACGAATTTAAATTTTCTATATGCACTTCGGTCAGCATTATTAATGCGTCCATTAATAAGATAATAATAATTATGACACATATCATTATTGATTTCCAAAAGCTTAGTTCGCTTTGTAATTCTCCAATCAACTATCTCTCTCATAATTACACCTCGCACAGTCCAACCATCTGAATAAGTCTACATATAACATCTATGCCATCTTCATCATAACCCTCTTTTCTAAGATGATTACCAAGATAATCAACATTGATTTTCAAATCCGAAAGTTCTTTTGTTTTTATAATGTCAAGCCCACCACGCCGCACATAATCTTCGGCTTCCTTTTTAGATGGTGCTGGCACAATCATACTATAAATATCTTTATAATCTTCAGCATAAACTTTATACACAGTCCATTTTTTCATTTTGAAATTCCTTTCTAATAATCTAAATGAAAACCTACAATCTTATCTACTTCGGCGCGAATTGGCTGTCGCTCTCTTAATCCTAACTGATAATAATTAGGACACAATCTTTCCAATTCTTCGTACCAAATTCTTTTCTTCTCATCGTATTCACGCATAGCATTTCGAGTTTGAATTTCATTTGGAAAATAACAACTTCTTGGATAATGTTTTACTGTTCTCATACCACCACCTCAATCTAACAAGTTAGATTAATCTTCATTTCTGTCGTGCATCAATTCATCATAATTATCATAACCAAGCCACTCAGCGATAGTATCACGTTCGAACCAAAAGAAATCATTAAGGTCGGTATCTGTCATCTCGCCATTAAAAAGCACTTCGAGATTTTCTTCTATAATATCAAAATCATCCCATATTAAATCTGCTACGGTATTACAAGCACCACTCCAGAAATTGAAATTACGAATTGAATCTTCAGTATAGATTTTCATATGTCTACTCCTTCAAAAATATATTTAGCATATTTCTCATATGGTAACAATCCATATTCACTACCAATAATATTAATTAGCTTTTCATTCATAGCACGTTCTACAGATTCTTCCAAATTATCTATGCCAATTTCTACAAACAAATCATAAATTTCATTTTGAATTTCAGCTTGAATTTCCAGCGGCAATTCGCATACCCATTTAATCTTCTTCTTCATTTTCTTCTTCTGTTTCCCAAATGTCAGTTTCAGTTTCAACATTCTCTTCGACAAGTTCAGAATAATCTTCATACCAATCAATATCACAACAGCAAGTTACTTCTGCATCTCCAAATTCATAACTACCATCTTCACAACCAACACTGCCATTACAATATTCTTCCATACGGAAATTATCTCTTGCATATTCCATAGCATCTTCAAAAGTTGGAGCATCAATTTCAGCATAAACATCAACGCTAACTGTTCCGCAAATTCTGTATCTATTCATAATTTACCTCTTAATCTTTCAGTCAGTTTGAACTGACTCGTTTAGAATTTTAAAATTGATTTTAGAATTTCAAGTTGCGATGAGAAATGGAATTTTATATTTAGAAAGGAAAGACAAACACACCACGTTTTTTGTGCCATCTCTCATCGCACTATTATAATAACATACTTTTATAAGGCTGTCAAGTCAAGCAAAATTTTTAAGTCCAATTATGAATCCACTGTGAAAATTCAAATGCAAATTCATCAAACGATTTGTCAAGTGGATAATCCTCTGCCAAAATTTCTGGTTCTGTTTCATTAAACTGCATCTGTTCCCATACTAATGCCATTGCCGTGATTGCTTCGCTTGCAATTTTAGCATACGATTTCATATATTCCATTTCAATATTAAACATATTTCTCCCCCAAATTTTCAAGGCAATAATCTTTTTCAATTTGCTTTTTTGATTCAGCTTTAAATCCACTCTGTTTTAAAAACTCTTTAATATGTCTAAGCGTAGTTGCACTATAAGTATCAAATACTTGTGCCATTTTTGCACCTCGATTATAAGATGCCACAATAGTATCATAACTCATAAGAAAAACATCATTTCCAATTTCAAAAACTTTTGCTTTACCATAAAATGATTTAGCCGAATCATAATATGGACACAGTTCCATCATAACTATATTAACATTTGGATAAAATTTCCGAATTAATTCTTTGAATTCCATAATCCACCCCACAATTTCAAATTCAAAATTAACGTATGTTCTTTCTAATAAATACATTTAAAACTTCTAATAGATGCTGTGCATCTAAATATGTATCTGATAATGTAGGAAACGCATCTTCTTTTTCAATATCGGAAAGATAATTTGATAACATATTTTTAAATTCAGTTACAATTTTATCTTCTTCTGCCGATAATGAAATATATTCTATATGTTCTCGTACCATAATCGTACCTCATATTAAATAATCATCTTCATTTATACCAAACCAATCCAATAATATATTCAAATCTTCAACGCTAATTTCCATATCATCTGCCGCAAACATAATCTGTCCACACTGTCTTGACAATGCTTCATCAATATAACTCTCTGCTAATTTTGAAATTAGATATTCAATTTTCTCACTCATAATTCACCTCAAAATTCATATCTTGTATTACCATCTTCATCTTCGACAGCATATACTTCAGCATCTATATCATAATTTAATGCTCCAAAATCTGTCATGCTCATAATTTCTTCTGCCGAACTTATAGCATCCTCATAATTATCAGATTTAACTTCTATCTCATGATATCCATGTATTACAAAGTCTACAATATAAGTCATAATTTTACCTCACAATTTCAAATTCAATTTTAATGTTCCCATTTAAAAATATCAAATTCTTCCTTAAATTTATGAGCAAAATCCACCACCTCATCACTCGGATTAAACAATCCATCTTTAATATACCTATTAAATATACGCATAAATGATGTATATAATTCTATATATCTTTCTTCATCTTCTGCGAACCATTCAAAATCATCTTCCATAGGTTCATCTGGCATTATATATATCCATGTAAAATATGCGTTCTCATTATTCATATCAATCATAGTATTGTGCATAAGCTTTACATTATTAAGTCTGATTTCATATGCGTTCATAATTCACCTCTCCATTTTAGAATTTCAAATTAAATTTTCATTTCAATTTTGGTCAGTTTAAACTGACTTTTAATTCAACTGTACACAAATATCAACGTGACCATTCTTTGTTGTTACAACGTATACATCACCATCTGCATAAATGTAATAGCAATACCAATTTCCTTTTGCATAAGAATCAATTTCATTTATCTCATCTATTACAAAAAACGGACATTCATCAATTAGTATATCTTCAAGTGTAGGTTCTGATTCTTCAATCTCAACAATATCTTCATCGTTAACATCGGACTCATCATCCGTTATTATAATATCACAATCCTCATTGTCTGTCAAATCACACTCGGCAATTTCATTTTCCGAAATTAAATCTTCATTTTCGATTTCCATTTCATCTTCTGAAATCAGATTTTCCGTGGCAATTTCTTCTTCTGAATTACCATATGCAACTTTGTTAGGCATATAAAACCCAATGAGATATACTACTTCAAAAGCTACAATAAGAATCATAATTGAGATTACTTTTTTCAGATTGATTTTCATATTATTCACACTCCTTTGCTACGATATACAATACATTATCATAATCAAATGAAAAATATTCGATTTCTAAATTTCTCCACCACATTTCTTTATAATGAACTGCTTCATGTGTTGTAATATTATAATCTCTACGAGAATGTTTACAATTTTCTACTAACATTGTAATTTTATTATAATTACTAAAAAACGCATCAAATCTTTCAAAAAAATCTGCCATTTTCATAATTTCACCCCGCAATTTCAGTTTCGATTTTATTCATAAGGATGCCAACCACATTCCTCAGATTTAAATGCGGTTTCATTTTCTAAATATAGATACCTATTATCGCCAATATATTTTGACCTATCTATAGCAACCATAATATTACCATATTCATTTACCATATCATATGCCCATTTCTTATCTATGTTTAGATTTTTAAGGTCATATTTCTCGGCAAGTTCTCCAATATGATTAAAGACTTCATCAAAATTATTTTCTTCATCCCAATATGCCCACTCAACCGCATTAATTCCTTCATAATAATATCCGCCTTCTGCTGGCTCATAAATCGGATATGCTTCATAATATGTAATATAATATTTCATTTGAATTCTCCTTTTCAAATTGGAATTTCAGTTCGATTCTGATACACCAAAACTATTCATCTGCCTGATGTGCCTTAAGGCATATATCATCTATTAAATCATAAAGTTTGTTTTCACGTGCAATACTTGCTTCAATCCAAAAATGAGATACATCATCACATTTATTCCGACTAATAATATAATCAGTATGTCTTGCCTCATTCTGTAATTCATCATAAAGATACTGCACCAATTCACAAACTGTCATATCAACCCTAAAATCATATTCGATTTTCATAATTCATTTTCCTTTCTTAAATTAGAATTTCATACCAAGTTATAACCTTTATCCATATTATCTTTTGCAATATCTAATAACCATTTTGGGGCAAATTCATTCTTGGCATTATAAACACGCTTAATCTGATTCGGTCTTGCAATCAAATCTGTAATATGCTTTTTGGTTCTTGTATTATAAATTTCAATAATACCACTATCAGTTACAACATGAATTTCAGAACCGTTTTTATGACCACGGTCTACTTCTGCCCTAAAAACTTCATTGCCATATCCAATATACTTTTTAATAATCTCACGGCGAACATCACAATTTTTATCATTCTTATAGTGCATAGTATTCATAATGTCACCTCATAATTAAAATTTGAAATTAGATTTTGACTTCAGAAAATGAGTCTAACATATTAGACTCAAATTCTCAAATCAAAATTCACCAAATCCCCAATCTTCACCATCATATGGTATATTATAATCTTCGGTGCGTTCATAAAATTCATCATCATCGAAATAATCCCACTCACGTTCATCATATTCGCTAAAATCCTTGCATGTATTAAAAGCTTTGATTACATTTTCAAATTCCATTTTAAAATCTCCTTTTCAATTTTCAATTTGAATTTGTCAGTTTAAACTGACTTTCGGTGGGCAATTTCAAAACCCATAATTATAGTAGCATAAGCTTTAAAGATTGTCAAATCGCATAACTTCAATGCGTCCATTAGTAATAAGATTATCCATTTCATGTATAAAATCCGTATAGAATTTTGATTCCGAATTATATCCGAATATAGCAACGCATATATCATCCCAATATATCCGCATAATTATGCTAAAGTTCTTCATCATATTCTCTGTTATATTCATAATACACACTCCTATTCAAATATGCAATACCAAGACCGCCAAAAGCCATAATGAACGCTATTAAATTATGTTCACTATCAATACTACTCCATCCAAGAATAAACAGAATTACCCCAAAATAAAACATAACCTTATTAAAAATTCGTTTCATAATTCACCCCACAAAATCTAAATCAGAATTAATAAATAGAATTCAAAAATGAGTTTACATTTTCAACCTCATTTTCATTAAGGTAAATTTCAAAATGCCACCCATCAAAACATGCGGATAATTCATATTTGATTTTATTCTCATGAAAATATCTGCGCAGTTCATCCTTAATAATCGGATTTTCAGTTTCATAATTGTACCATTTTTCCATAATATCACCTCATAATTTTATTTTAGAAATTCAATTTTGATTTCAAATAATGGGGCAAAATTTCCGCCCCAAAATTTCAGACCAAAATTAATAGCAGTTTTCCATCATCCACAATTCATCCGCATAGTCATAATTATCGCATTCAAATTCATTGTCCTGCCATGCGAAATTTATGCGGTCTTTCATTTCATAAATTGACATCTGAATGTCAGCCAATTCTTCATCGGATGTACCCTCATATTCCGCCATAGTTAATTCATATTCAAGTTTAGCCAATTCTTCTTCCAATTCCCATGGATTCTCATATTGTCTATACATAGTTTGCCCACCTTCCTATTTTAAAAATCCAAATTAGAATTTCATTTTAGATTCAAAGAATGGCATGAAAATTCATGCCAAATTTTCAATCTAAAATTATACAAAGGCAATCTGCGACAAACTTTTCTCAACCATTATGCAATTCTGATTTAATTTTGAATTCAGAATTTCACATATGCGCTCAATGTGCGCATCATCTGTCGCAGTAATTTTAACAACAATAGTCGATTCTGTAGTTTCATTTCCGAATTCATCCACCCAATGTCCGAATGATTTTGTAAAAGTCGCACCACCTACAATATTAGATACGACATCGCGCACTGTCTGCATAGCAAAATCATCATCAATAATCTGAACATATTTATCCTTGTCATTCAGACCAACATACAGATTATATGTTGCAATATTTTCAAAATTAATCATAATTACACCTCGCAAAATTAAAAACTGAAATTAGAATTTCATAATAGAATTTCAAAACTAAAATTCAAAAATAGTTTCAAAAATCTAAATCAAAACTTAAAAGCGCATTTTAAATTCTCATTTCGATTTTTAAGATGGATTTTTGAATTCAATTTTGAATTGTCAGTTTAAACTGACTTTTGCTGAATTCATTTTGAAACAATGGTGAGCATGGGCAAAATCCACGCCCACCATTATAATAACAGAATTAAAACATGCTGTCAACTTTTATCTTGCCTGCTTCATGACATTCTATATTAATATCTTCATTAATATTATCTTTTATATAATTCCAAAGGTTCGCAAGTGTCATTGCACAATTTTCAAGCTCTGAGCGCATAGCAATAACCTCTCCAGTATCTGCATCGCACATATCAATATTTGTAATTGAATCAAATTCATCGCCCACATCAACCGCATCAAGCATAATATTGCACATATCAACCAAAAGGTCGATAGTTTTGTCAATGTGAATTCTATCAAATTTATTAAACTGAATCTGTCTTGCAATTTTTGTTTTCATTTAAGCACTTCCTTTCTTAAGCTGTCAGTTTAAACTGACTTTTTGAGTGGCGGATTTAATATCCACTATTATAGTATAAAATTTTTCTGCTATTGTCAAGTGGGCAAAATTTTACTCGCAAATTTATTTTACGGCAATTTTTAATTGCTAATTGTCAGTTTAAACTGACTCCGCAAAATCCCTTTGTGGGCAAAATTTTATCCGCTTTATTCAGAAAAATGCGCACGTATAAAAAAAGAAAAAACAATGACCGCCTTTCGGCGGTCATATGTGAGTATGAATTACTTAAGCGCATCAAGTATGACGTTCCAATTATCCATTATTGTTTCATCCTTGCAATTGCTTTTCATAAAAGCGTTGACCATAGCAAGCGCAACCTTTACGGTGTCATTGTCAGCGTCAGCGGTTTTTGGTGCTGGCGCACTCAAATTGTCAGTTTTTGCCTTTACAATACCTTCCGCCTTAAGTAAATCATTTATGGCGTTTTGTGTCATGTCAGGCTTAATTTTACCTTCCGCAACAAGCCTTTCACATGCTTTTACATTGTCAGCATTTTTGCAAGCTGACGCCATACGGCACGCAATTGATAAAGGCAGTGCCTTAAATGTTTTATGTGACCATACGTTAGCATATGTATTGATAAGAATACAAGCTGATTTGTACGTAATACCATAGATTGTACCGTCATGTTTTACGTTATACCATTCTTTAAAGGACTTGCAATTGTCGCACTCATAGAGTGCGGCATCTTTAATGGTATAGAGTGCCTTTGCCCTTGCAATATCAGCATTAAGTGACGTTGTACCTTTTGATTTGATAATATCAAGCTGAACGTTGAGCATTTCAATTGTCTGAGCGTTAAGAGTTGTAACCTTTACCTTTGCGTTGTTTGTAGTTTTCATAATGTAACCTTTCCTTTCTGTATTTGTCAGTTTAAACCGACTATGTGAGAATGTGCGGACTTTTTGCCGCCTTGCAATTATCATTTTAAGAATTTTTTTAGTTGTGTCAATTGTCAGTTTAAACCGACTTTATTGTATGACTGTATTAATACAATAATACAATTCAAGAAGGGCTTTACACGCGTTATAATGAAGGAAACTGAAAAAACATTTTGCTATTTTTGAGGCTGGAAGCATTGAAATTTCAACGTTTTGAGGCTCTGAAAATATGATAAAATCGTATTGCTGACATGCTATATTTTATTTGTGTATTTACACAAATTTTTTTTAAATTTTTTATGTTTACAACACAATTGTTTTTTTATGTTTTTTTCATTTTTATACTGAAAATAGCGTTAAAAATTTATCAATTTTGTATTGAATACACAAATAATTTTTAAATTTTTTGTTCTGAAACACAAAAGTTAGTTTATTAAAACTCTCGTTAAAAATTCTACTATTTGTGTGAAACATACAAAATTTATATCGTGAAACATTCATAATTTGTGTATAGCAACAATATTGATATTTTTTTAACATGTATATTATTGTATTAATGTATTAGTACAATGGTACAATGTTTCACGTGAAACAAAGGTACAATAAAGATAAAAATATTTTGTTATGTTTCACGTGAAACAATATTGTGAAACTTTTAACTATTAGCACTCACTGAATACGAGTGCTAATAGTTAGCACTCAATATAAACGAGTGCTAATTATTGTTATCACTCACAATGAATGAGTGCTAATATATGAATATATATACATATGTATACAAGTATACAGATGAATGTATTCATATATACATTTACTTGATTGTATACATTGTTGTGTTGTGTGTACAAGTATACACGCTATTGTATACAAGTATACTTGTATTTATACGCTTGCATGGTACACATGTATACAATATTTTTTGTGTATTTTACACAAATTTTAAGGATTTTTTTGTGTTTTACCACAAAATTCAACGCCATATTAGAACACGTTATATTGTGAAAATACACAAAAAACAGTGCAATATAAGCTGATTTTTTGTGATTTTGAACAAAAGATAAAATCAAGTTGACCGATAAAATGATATATTATTTTAGTGAAAATAATCATTTTCACTATTTTTTTATCCCTTATTTTGTGTTTTTTCACAAAAATTTTATGCAAGAGGGGGTATTTTTCAAACGAGTTAGAGATAACTAACTTCAAGTTCTTCGAAGCCATACCAAACCAGTCATCAGACATGAATCAGCCAGCAATAAACTATATACCTAAATTCCCTCAACCCCTTAAAATTCCAACTCTTTTCCAACATTTAAATATCCCTGTATATTACAAAATTTCCACATCTAATCTACCCTCTTTCCACACAATCTCCAAACTATTATTCCATGTAAAGAATACTTTACATACGTAAAACAAACTTTACATTTACCACCAAAAACAATACATTCAGTAAAAAACCGTACATTCAATGTCCTAAAAACAAGCACAATAAAAAAACAGTACGTTTTGTACTGTTTTTCTCATTTACCATATTAAAAATATTGACCTATCAAGATTTTAAGACATTTTATTTATTTAAACAATCAACTATATCATAATCCATCTTTCTCTTGAAATTACCGCCATTTACGTTAAAAAACTATGTAAATTCTGAGTAACATATCATCCAAACACTAATCATCTATGACAACTATATCACTCTGATGATACAATGTTGGCTTAATATAATCATCTATATAATCCTGTGATACACTTCCCTGTATAAATACTCTGTTAAAATAATACCCTGCTAAATTATTATCAGCTTTTAAAAACCTATATCTTATACCACCACATAATGTCATATCCATATAATACCTATTTCTGCGATGAGTATATATGGCGGCATTTAATTTATTATATAATATATCATATATTTTATTTGCCCATTTAAAATCTTTATAAATTACTCCTACATCATAACATGTTCCATAATTTATAAATTCATTCATATCTATCATTGACTGCATTTCAAACTCTCCATTAATCATGGAAACTTCCAATTCTTTAACATATTATCTACATTACTATCATTAGTTTCTTCATCTTTATTATATATATTATCATAAAACATTGCCAATGTTTCAGATATATCCCTTAATACTAAATATATTTTTTGTAAATCATAATCATTAACATAAGCATCTATATATTCATCTGTTAATGTTACATCATTTAATCTGCCCACTAAATTACTCCCAATATAATCTTTGTCCACATGCTTCACAATATTTAATATCACGGTCATTACACAACATATTATTACACATCGGACAAAAACTATCTATACTAAATCTTCTTAAATCTATATGTGTTTCCACTTTGGCAGGAATATCTTTAGACAATGCTTTAATGCCACAATTTAAATAATAATCTTCATGACTATTTTCTTTAACATTTCTTTTTATTAACATCAAGCCTTCTATAGCTTGTTCTGCCTTACTTCTATAATCTTTCATTTATTTTATCCTGTACCTTATCTAAAACCTGTGAAATTTCCTTTCCTATTTCCGTATATTCTTTACCTTTGCACATTGCATAATATGTATTCTCATCTACAACAGCACATTGTATATTATGTGCATTACAATATTCATCAAATACTAAAACATGTAATCCATACAAACTAGCCAAATAATCAAAAGAATACGTAACAATTAAATCCAATTCAGACTGTAATGATTCATATAAATAATTTGTCATTACAACTCCATACCAACGTGATTCTTCTACTTGTATTTTCTTATAAAACTTAATAAAATCATCTAATGTCAAATCATTATAATAATGTTCCCATAACATAATTATATTCCTTTTATGCCAAATGCTCGACTTATTATATGCCATTTACTCTACTTGCAATCATATCGGCAGTATGCGTATATAATACATTTGGATATTTTTCTATTGCTCTGCCTAATATATTCCAGTTCTCCTTATCATCATATGCACCCATATGCCAACGTATACAGGTAATTTCTTCTTCATTTAAAATACAAAACTGTTGTGCCATTATTACTGATAAATCGCCATGACCAGTCATAATAATATTATTATTATATTCCCATTGTTTTGTTTCAATATTATATATATAATTTTGACACTTACATAAATCATGAAATAATCCTACAATATAAGGACTACATTTTCTTTCCCACTGTAAATTTAATTTAATTGTTAAATTAATTAAATTATCTGCTACTGCATAAGAATGGTCAAACAATCCACCCTCATAATTGCCATGATGATTAATAGATGCTGGCATTGTAAAATATCCTATACTGTCCAATCCGTCACTTAATTCTACAATATCTGTTAAACATAATCCACATTCCAACATCATATCGCTAAACAATTGTTTACGCTTTTCATATGTTCTTTTAATTTCTGCCATTTTACTATTTCCTTATTTATTTGCCCAATTTACTTCTATCTTATTTGTCTTCATAAGATTTTCCCAAAACTCTTTAGTAGCAAGAAACTGTCCCTGACGTATGCCTCTATGCTGAAGTCCTAAATTAGAAAGATATCCATCTACAAATACTTCTGCAAGAGAACCATCATAATCAATAAAAAATCCATTATCTACATCATACAGAAATTCTTCACCACTCATCAAATCATAAATAGGAAATTCATCCCAACCTAAATCCTTTTCAGCAACAGTAAAATCTCTTTCCTGCATTATCACATCGCAACCATTAAATACAAAATTGATTACGCCTTTGGCTTTATATTTTTCCATTATCTTCCTCTATTAATTGCTTAAACCATCTATACCAATAACATCCATCATCTGGTAAACAAACTCTACATACAGCAGTATGACTTGGACACCATTTAAATAATGGACATTCCTGTTCTTTATTTATACGTTTACTTCTTTTTCTCATCATCTTCACCATCGCCATGCTTATAAAAAGCCTGAAATAAACATGCGAATAAAATTATCCACCACTTATTAAATGTTATAGCTAATATAGTAAAACAAACTATATTGGCTATATTTATTAATGCACATGATATAAATCCCCAGTTCATTATTTACCTCTAAAAGAAATCTTTTTATCAAACCCATGACTTTCTATTTTATCTATATCGGTTGTCCCAATTGGCTCTCTCCTTTCTGTTGAAGATTTTTCAAGAGAGAAATATTCTTCAAATGCCAAATATACGTCATGGGCATCTATACAGTTTGCAATGCCGCAAGCTTTTAATAATGGAATATGTTTTTTAATTTTTTCATTACCATTATATATAGTTTGCTCATCAATTATTTTCTTTAATTTATAATTATTTGTATTAACAGCAGTTATAAAAGTATTTATATTATTATAAATATAATCCTTATCATCTCTTGTATAATGATAAAAATCTATAATACTTAATTCACAAAGCTTTCTTGATTTATTATAATTCTTCCATTGACATAATAATTCAATATTATATTTCTTTGCTTTATCATAGTTATCTATTTCAGTTACTTCAATTACAAATAACCAAAACGTATTACATATTTGTAATAACATAAAATAGAACGGGTTATATTTATATTGTCTTAATATCCAACTATAATACTTATTTATATATAAATAATTGCATAACATTTCTTTTGTTAAAAGAAATGAATCTCTGCGGTCAAAAACAAACGTATCATCTTTGTATATATTTTGATAATAATCGTAAAAATCTGTATTCTTATCTATAATTCTCATATATTATCCTTATATATAAATAATTTTTCAGTTGACTTCGGTATTGCTTTTGGTATAATAGTTCTTGCTACCTCTTTTTCCCAAATACAAACAAAATCATCTGGTGCTTCTTGCTCAGAAATAAGAACTATATTTCTTTTACTCCAATCCCTCATAATATCCCAAAATTCTTCATGGTCAAACTTAACAGAATTGGCAAATTGTTTTGTCCCTTTATAGGGTGGGTCACAATATATTACACAGTTAACTAGATAATGTTCTCTATAATCTAAACATTCAAACTTAATATCCTGCCATAATAGAGATTGTGCTTGTTTTAGTAAATTATTTTTGCGCTCTTCATAAAACTTCCTATGTACAGTCTTTCCATTTGGCTTAGTTTGCATAGCTTCATATCCCCATCCACCATCAAACCCACGACCATTATAACTGCACAGCCAACCTATAGCACCTATTTCCCAATCTTCAAATTCTTTATCTTTATTATTATTGTGCCAAGCTTTACGAGCTTTATCATATATATCTTTTGTATAAGAATCTTTTAATCGTCCACCATTTTGTATATAGTTAAATAATGCTATAATATATTTATTTATATCTGTGCCAATTTTATTATCACAAACTATTTTATCTATAATATTTGCTCCACCTACAAATGGCTCTAAATACATACTAACACCATTATCATCTATATACTTTTGTATAATAGGTACAATATATTTAGCTTGTCTACTTTTGCTACCAAAATAATTCATTTATAACTGCTCCATTAATCCTACGACTTTTCTTAAATCAGATGCTTTCCAAAGTTTGCACCCTTGTCCATAATATTTTTTTCTACCACGATTATTAGTTTTCTTGCCGCCATGTGCATCAGAAACATGTATTTTATTTTTTGAATATTGATGAAGATTATCGTATAAATTATTATTAGTTCTGCAACAACTCATAAAACATCTATACAACTCTTGCTTTCTAATAGCCTTATGCCAATCATTATGTCTACGTTCTGCTTTAGTTCTCATTGTTCTACATATATATCTAAAGGTTCAATAACATTGCAATAACTTATAATATATTGCATTTTTATGGCGTTTCAATTAGAAATACCGTATCGCCTAATTCTTGAACAAAAGGTTCTCTATTTTCTATTACATCAGATAGATATACTTTTTTATGATGTGTATGTGGGTCTTCCATCCACCATACACGAAGTTGTTTATTATTTATAGCTTCCTTAACCATTATTGGGTCTATTCGTTTTTTCATTTATTCTTTGCTCCGCTATATTAAAATAACCATCATCTATTTCAATACCAATAAAATTTCTATTAGTATTTATACATGCCACACCAGTAGTCCCACTGCCCATACAATTATCCAATACAATATCATTTTCATTACTATATGTTTTAATTAACCATTCACATAAATCTACTGGTTTTTGTGTTGGATGCAATTTACCATTACGATTAGGTACAGTATTAAATTCTAAAACATTACTTGGCTGTACCCAATCTGGATTATATTTATATTCTTTATCTTTAAAATTAACATGATTACTATTACGGCATGAATGATTGTATTTATATGAATGTTTAGCTTTGTTTTCTCTTAGTTTCATCTGAGGATTATATGTAGCATTAGTATTATTAAATACACATATCTCTTCGTAATAATTCATAGGACGATATTTAGCAAGTCCCATACCGCTTGCAGTATTCTTTTTCCATATAAGTTTATATTTATATTGTTTACGATTGCTGTTAATTAAATCAATAGTAAACAACCCACTACTAAATAAAACTATATTACCTTGTGATTTAATAATACGATTATATTCTTGCCACAATTTATCTAATGGTAACGCACAATCCCATATCTTTTTTGTGCGACTTAATCCATATGGCAAATCACATAATATTAAATCTATAGAATTATCTTCTATAGATTTAAATATGTTAAAACAATCATCATTATATAATTGTATCATTTTATTTATTCACATTCTTCTGCCTTAATTAAAACTGGCTGTATCTGCATATTAAACATTTCCTGAGCTAATACTACAACTACTATTGCAAGTGCAACTTCAGTATAAACTCTAAGAATTTTTTCATGATTATCTATATCATATATATCATATACGGTTATCATATTTTTCATTTCATTATCCTCTTTTGGCAAATTAAAAATCTCTAACAAATTATTATAAGAGTCTTTTGTTAATTCAAGTGTTCCTTCAAAATTATCCGTAAATTTAAAATCCATAACTTCTCCTTATCATATGATATAAAGAAGTTTACTATTATAAGCATTATATATATTTTTGTCTATAATAGTAAACATTAAACAGTAATATATTGCGTTTTACTTTTTACTTGCTTTATCTATCGTCAATCTATGAACACCATCTACATATGACAATAAACCATTTTTAATACCATTGCCTAAATTATATACTTGATAGTCTACAACATTGGCGGCAAGATTTAATTCGTTCCACGATTCTGTAAAACCTTGGTTAGTTCGCCATTCAGTATACGATAATTTATTATGGTCATGTCCATGTATGTTAAACCATGCAGACCCATTAATTATTGATTCGTGAGAAAGTAAAATCTTTTCTGCTATAAAAAGTGGGCCAGTATATATTTCATCAAAGTATGATTTAAACTTTGTGGCACTTTGGTCATGGTTGCCCATAATTAAAACCTTATACGCTTTTATTTGATTCAACCATTTTGGGTCGCCTACATCTCCAAGATGAATAAGAGTATCATTTTTATGTACATATTTTTTTATATTATCTATATGTTCTTGTGGTGATATCCAATTACTATCCATTAACTTGCAATCAACATCTTCGAAATGTGTATCTGATATTATATATATACTGCCATTAGCAGACCATGGTTTAAATTTATCATATAATGTTGGTATCATATATTTTTCCTTTTAATATTTTTTAATAAAAAATAATTAATTTTAAATTAAAATTAATTAAAATAAATTATTTATTTTTTATTTTAATTAAAGAATATATTTTACAAATGCATAAAAAATTAAAGTAATTATAATTAAAATAAATTGTATCCATATTGGAGCAGTTACAGCCCACCATGACCAATTAATCACATGTGTTAATTTAAGCACTATGAATGCTAAACATAACAATTCAGCAAACCCTGCTCCATGATATGAAACTTCTGTTTTATTATTCTTCATATTCTATGAGTCCTACCTTTATATTTTATTCGACATCTCCGATATCATATATCATTGAACTATCTGAACTAACTTTTGGAAGCACTCCATCCCACTTTTCAAGATACTGCTGTTTAAGTACCTTATCAGAAAGTGATTTCTGCAAAAGTTCATTTGCTTCAGCTTCAGCTTTAGCTTCAATTAATCTTGCTTCTGCATCGGCTTTTGCCTTATCTACTTTTGTTTGATTTTCAATCTTTTGTGTTTCAGCTTTCTGCTGTGCGGCAATTTTATCATTGATAACTTCTTTAGTTTTCTTATCAACACCTACATTAATAAGTGATACATTACTAATAGTAATACCATATGGCTCAAATTTCTTAGCAACATATTCTGTGATATCCTTATTTACATTCGCCTTTTCAGCACCAAGAATATCAGCTACATTATATCTTGCAATAACTTCTTTTGACCATGAAATAATATTAGGCTTAATAAATGACTCTTTTACTTCTTTGCCACTCTGTCCCTTAAAACGAGTAAATACAGCAGTAACATTTTCTGGTTGATACTGATATGTATAAGTCAATTCAATATCGAGAGCCTTACCTTCTGCTGAAGAAGCCGAATAACTTTCATCATCTTCGCTATCACCACGGTCATCTTTAGTAAGATATGACTGTTCAATACCTACAGTATATTTTGTAGCATGTACTGTTGGTGGAATCATATGCCAACCTTGTGTAAGAACCTTATCTTTTACACCACCGTTAAGACTATATTGCACTGCTACATAACCTGCTGGCACTCTTACCGAACACATAATCAATAGAATAATTGCAAGTATAATTGCTCCACCTGCAACTACCGCTCCTGTTATACCTTTTCTCATTTAATACTCCTTTGTCTCAAAATCTACATCTGTAATTTCTTTATCATGTATTCCCATATTTATACTTTCATCTATAAAGTTTTCGGTTTGTATAAAAATATTTTTACGTGCCAATACAAACCAAATTCCAATAGCAATGAGAATAACAATTATAAATATCGCTGGGTTCATTTTAACCTCTCATATATTATACTATATTTTATATGTAAAATCAAGTTTTTTATTTTATTCTTTATACATTGGAAATCCACACTTAGGACAATATGCAGGCATATAATTTGGCAAGTCCATTTCAAAATAAGGAAATTCTCCATCTAATTCAAAACCACAATGAGTACATTTAAAATTATTATAATAATCTATCCATTCAGCGGTATGCCGATTATGAAATGGTGTTTGTATAACTTTATATATTAATCTATCAACTACATCTTTATGTATAAAATTATCACATGTACCATCACATTCTTCAGCAGTATCTTTTAAATGACATTGATGAAATGTTGCCGACATATCTTGCCACGGTCTATACCAAAAACAATCTTTTCTTATTTTATTATTCATCATATTCATCCTCGTAAAATGGGTCAATATAATTATCACAATAAGCAGGTTCTGCATCATCTATGTTAGGTTTAATACAAATAATTTCTTTCATACATTCATTTTTTGTATTATCATTATATTTACATTTATTTGCATAACATACTATATCATTTATCATTTCTTGTCTCCATATGAACAAAAATCATTGTCACCTGTAAATACTCGCATAGAACATTTTTCTCGATTATTCCTATACTTACACTCTCGACAAAATACTATATCTATACTTGGTGCAGAATCAAGTGATTTTCTGATATCACGATAAGGTAAATATAATACGCCATCATGGTTATATCCTTCTCTTGCTCTTATATCAATTTTATTCGCATCTATATATCTATTCATCGTTTTTATCTCTCATATCAGCACCGCAATTAGGACAGAAGTTTGTCTTTAATGGAATAGGTTCAACACCATTAAACTGCGTTCCGCTATGCGCTCCGCATATTGAACACTCTGCATACTCGCCTCTGTCTATCCACTTACCTTTCGGTCTTTCTACAGATGGAATAGCTAAAATGTATTTCTTGACTCCCATAATATCTATGATTCCGTTCTTACGTATAAATACAGGGTCTTTTGACAGTTCTTCAACTCTTTTATCAATTGCTTTTAATACATCTGATTCCTTTAACAATCTGTCACTCATTCACTGCTCCTTCTAATTAATACAGTGACATTGCAGTTTCTTTTGCAGATTCAAGATTATCAAATCTTTCATAACAGCCACCGTTCTGTATGTAATAATATTCACCATCGGTAACTATCCTCACTGCTCCATTGTTACTGTAAATCGTCATTACTTCACTCATTGTCTACTCCCCTTTCACCTTTTCGACATATTCGCAAGGTACATCCTTGTGCGCATCTTCTTCACTTATGCGTCTTGGTCTACGTCTTCCGCTTTTGCCTTTGTAGTTACAGAAATGTGTACCGACTACACAATCGTGCAGTTCACAATCAACGCACCTCATCGTCTGCTCCTTTCATCAACTCCTCGCAACGATTAGCTATTTCTACAAGGTCGCTGTCAGTTATTCGTATTGTTTTTGTTTCAAAAAATCCATACGGCTTTCTGCCGACAACTCGTTTCCCGTCTATGTAGATAGCGTTGTTTGGAGTTATATCAATCTGATGCTTCATCGTCTGCTCCTTCTTGTTTTTCCTTCTCCAACTTGCCGCATACATCCTGATGTATGCATTTAACCCAATAGTCTTCACCAAACTTCCGAAGTTCTAAAACTATCGAATTACAATCTCGGCAACATCCCTCTATTTTCAACTCAATCATCGTCTACTCCTTTCAGTTTTGGGCAACGTTCGTAATTACAGTATCGTATCGGGAATGGTTCTTCTCTGCTATACTGCCCACACAGACCAATTCCATGCAACTCGGTATAATAATCCTTACAGAACATTGCTCTGAAGAAGTGTCTAATACATTTGCAACAGTAAATTATGTCTCGTCCAAATTCATATATCATAATTTATTCCTTTTATTTTAATTTATTTTTACCGACCCATAACCCTATTAAATAAGAAAGCATACACATTATACTAACAATTACACTTGTACTCATTGTCTATCTTTAATACTCCTTTAATGCCTTATCTATAGATAACATTTGTCTATTATACATATCTTTAATAAATTTATCATTAGGTGATTCAACCATATATGCAAATTTATTATCAAAAAATATTACATAGACTTCTTTTAATACGTCATAAACTATAGTAGTATATGCAGTTGTCATTGCTTGACCACCAATGCCACCAAATCCTAATGCTGTACTTGCCCAAGTTTGTGGAAAAATATCAACGCTTAAATTAAGATTATTGTATTTATCTTTATCTTCTTTTAACAAAAGAAATCGTGTCTGATATACTAATAATTCAATATTTGGATAATGTTTACTATACATATTATTTTACTCTTCCCATAATGTTACTGATTTATTTAAATCATCTATATAAATATTGGCAAATATTTTTCTTGTATTTTCTCCCCATGCTTCAATTATTTCTGATACATTATCATTAATAGCATTAAATTCAAGACCAAACACTTTGCAAGCATTAATGGCATTTGTTAATTCCTGACCTTCTCTGCAAGTCCATAATATAATTTTATCACCCTTATTCTGTCTTTTAATTAATTTATTAATAAGTTTAATATTAGGTTTACCAATATATGGATATTTGTTTTCAAATAATGTACCATCAAAATCTACTGCAATTATTTTATTCTTCATTATTTAAATCCTTGTATTCTTTTTTATATATATGTTGTAAAATATGCCATATTGTTTTTGCCATGTCATATATAAATCTATCTTGCCATATATCACAAGGCTCTGCGGTACGTGACATAATAGTTTCCATATTTTCCGTATCTTTAATTAATGTTTTTTTATTCATTATTTTGATTAACCTTTATTCCATCATTATAGCCATTTTTATATCCACGATTATATTCATGATTCAAAACTTCTTCAATAACTTCATGTTGCTTTCGCCAATCATTAAATCCATCTTCATAACCTATCATATAAGCACGACTATCTGTAATATCTTTTATAATAGTTTCTACATTCATACTCTATGATTCCACCTTTCTATAATATCTATTTTATTATCAGAAAGCATATGCTGTTTAGGCGTTAACATAATTGCTCCACACTGAGTACACTCTATATCATAATATTTTTTACCATCTTTTTTACCACTATCCATTACAAACAAATTTGCTTTACTCCCACAAAATGGACATGATAAAATATTTTTCTTTCGTTTCATATTACTCCTTAATAACTGTCATAAAATATTATCCTTGCTTCTACATGTTCTGCCATAAAATTTTTTAACCATGTGAGATTAATAATACATTGTGCAATATTACGACAAGCTTCATCCAATGTCCAAATTGCACTTCTCCACGCTTCTGGATTAAGCAAGTGATATATCAATATGTTTTGAATCTGTTCGATTTGATTTGGTTTGTCTATTTCAAAAATACCACCTGCACTATTATGCTCATTAAAAATATTATTTAAAATTGAGTCTCTAATACAGGAACACTTTCTCCAATAACAAATATTGTAATAATATCCATCTTTGTATTTATTAGTATCAAACTCATCAAATTCTATATGAACATATTCTGGCATTATATCCCAATCATCCAAATTAATCTTTTGTTTTGTTATCAATTGAATACCATTCTCAAGACCCATATTATATCTCCTTGTTATACCTTATAGGGTGCAATTTATATTTTTTTATATTATTTTATACCCTATAAGGTATATTATATTTCGCCATTTCTTTTTAATTCTTCAAGCCATGCTTTACCCTTATCGGTTATAACATATGTCGGATATTCTCCATAACAACATTTTTCAAATGTTTTTTTTGCTTCTTCAATATCGTTTAAATTATATTTACCATAAACTTTTTCAAGTTCGCCATTTTCATATATTGTTACTTCTATATTTAATTCAACAGCATTTGATGGTATACCAATTATTATATCTTCAAATTTTCCATTATATTCTTTACTCATTATTATCTCCATGAAATTTAATCATTTGATTGTCTGTTTTAGTATATACGTCAAGATATGCTTCTTGCTTATTACCATTATATGTAAATTCATAAAATTCTTGACCAATAAATGGAGTAGCTAATATGACCTTAAAATTTTGTAATGTTTTAGCAAACCATACTATACATACATCTTCTTTAGTTATAAAAGAAAATGTATCTTGACCAATATGATTATTATACCAATTTATTACAGATTGTATAGCAGTTTTAAACATGTTTTCATTTCCCACAATTTCAATATATTCCATAATCTTCTCCACGTTCAATGCGAAATTCAAATTCTTTTAATTCCATATCTTCATATTTACTGCATTCTAATAGTATATCTATATATCTCTTCATAACATCGGCTTGTTCTTTTAACAATTCAATAGGACAATTTGGTGTAAACTCTAATTGTCCTATATCATAATCTCTAAGTATTCTTATTAATTTTCTATATTTATCGCATAATGTATAATATTCATCATACATACGAACTTGATATGACTTCATTATGTTTCCCATTATATTTCTTTACCATTCTCATCTACATATACACCCATATTTTCAAGATGTTTAACATAGTCCATATCTGTATAAGTTATAAAAATATGTGGTATACATACTATAAATAAAATTGTTATAAGTATTATTATAAAAAATATCATAATTACCTCTTTTGTGGCATACGACCACATGATTTAGATTCTGGACAATATCCAAGTTCTTCACATTTAGGATGAAATAACATATCTACTAATGTCGCCCATTCTTCTGAGTATTCAGATAATGCTTCACATATCATTTCAAATAAAAGTCTGTATTCAAGATATGCTCTGCTACACATACGCTGTCTTGACATATCAACAAGATTACGTAGATTTCTTTTGTCTATAATTTTTGTTGTCATACCTAATGGAAGCAACATTGCTATATCTTCTTTTGAGATATTTAATTCTGTAAGTTGTTTATATCCATTTGCAATATAACTCATTGTATCTACATATATTTTAAATGCATATGGATTGTTAATTATACTAGGTGGTACAACATAATTAAAATTATCATAATTAATATATCGTGTAGAAGACTGTAATCTTGTAGGTGCTCCGCCTATATGAGTATACCATTCTCTAATTACTCTTGCAGAAAATCCATCTAATATCATTTCTACATTAACATATTCCATTGCACGACCATGGCCAGATTTAATACATTCTAAACCACGTTTATAATTTTTTGCAGAATCTGATATATCAGCATTATAACATACTCCTGCTCTTTCACCTATAAGTGTAATTGGATTTTTTGTTGTTTCTTTTAATATTGTAACTGTTCCCATTATATTACCTAACAAAATCAAATACTTTTATTTTTGTAATAACTCTTTTTCCCATTCTGTCTTTTAATTCTATATAAGGTCTACCAACAACACCTTCCATTTTAGCTTTACCTATTGTAGACTGTGGTTCTGTTTTAACAAATTGAACAGCATCATCTATAGTTCCTTCAAGTATAATTGGTACTACTTCAATTCCAAGCTGATTTGCAATACTCTCTACTGCTTCACGCTTAAGCCATACATCAGTAGTTGGTTGATATACATCGAAAAGAATAAATGATACATCATCTCTATATGCTCCGCCATTTTGTATTTTATATCCATATCCTTCTCCATATAAAATCATTGGAGTATCTCCAAATATTTGTTCAAACATTTCTTCATTTACTTGACCGCCGAAAAGGTCATTAAGCTTATTTACAAGATGTGCAGGAATCTGCGCTCTTTCCGTTCTTCCGTGAAATTCTACTTTATGTCCATCCCAAACAATAGAAATATTTGTACCATCAATTTTTTCAGTAAACTGCCACTTGAGGTCTTTTAGAAATTCTAATGTTTCATTTTTAAATTTACCTTCAATAAGCTTCTTAGTTCCATCTTCTCTAATGAATGGTGGTTCTATCTTGTGATATTCAATCATATTATTTCTCCTTAATTAATATATAATATATTATATCATATAATAATATAATAGTCAAGCATTGTTATTTATTTATCAAATTATTCTTTTCTTCTATTGATGTATTTTCAATATAATTAATAAGATAATTAAGATACCATTCTGCCTTTTTTAAATCTTCAACTCCATTTTTATGTTTATATCTTGATATATATTTAATTATATTACCTGTAAGATATCCAGTAAATTCATCATAATTTAATTTATCTTTAATATAATTAATTACTTCAATACTTCCTGTATTATAATGAGATGGATGATTTACATTATCTGACATAAAATTTAGCCTCCCGTAAAATTTATTTTTTTATTTAACTTCTTTTAATATGATGCTATTTTTATGTCTCTGCGAGACATAAATTAACCTAACTCTATACTATCTCTAACTCTTACTCTAACTCTATCTCTTACTCTAATTAACCTAACCTATACTATGGATACAATGTTTTTATTTTAATACATAAGCAGAACCATAAACAAGTTCAACTTGATTTTTTTCTTCTGTACACGATGTTGGACGATAGCGGTCTTTTTGAATATAATTATGAACTTTCCAATGCATAATTAAAACAATGCCGCTTTCAAATTCATGTACATAATTATTTTCTTTTAATTCTTCTAAGTCTTGTTGATTTGCTCCTACTGCACGAATAATAGATTTAACATTATTTATAAATCCATCATCATCAGCATACATGCATAAATGAAAATATAAAGATTGTGATTCTTTACTTAGTTCAAGAAAATCATCACTTTCTATTATACGTTTGGAGAACATTCTTCTATCTGCGATAGGTCATCACCTCTTTTAATTTCTATTTCTGTCCAATCTATTTCTTTGTTATATATTTGAATTAATATATTATATATATCATTTATGGTTCGTATATATTTATCTTTATATATCATATTAATATTATTGTCTCTACCATAATTTGTTTCATATATCCAATCATGTAATACATGAGTTGTATCGTTAAATATTTTACTAATAAGGTCTATAGAATTATCATATGACCATATTTTTTCAGCAAGCCCTTCAAACCCAAGTTTATAAAAATTATCTATCCAATCACATTCCTCTTGTGACTTTTTAATATAATGTGTAAAATCAAAATAGCTCATTGGTTCATTCATAATTATGTATCTCCTTATTTACTTCAGCAATTAATTTGTCCCATTTGCCAATATAATGTATATATTGTTTTGGTTTCATGCACAATGATTTCATTTCTGCTTTTTGTTTTTTGGTTAATTTATCAATAACATTATTTACAGATTTTCTTGCTATCTGCATTTTCTGAGTTTTATCTAAATTATTAAATAAATTATTATATTTCTGCTCATCATTTTTATCAATAACATATTCTGACTTAGGTAAATTTTTTAAAGATAATGGAGATATATTTGCTCCAGACTTTTTTAATTTAAATATATCAGCCCAATTATCAAGATATATATTTTTAAATGTAAATAAAATTTCTCCGTCATAATATGTAATATCAATAATAATATTATTGTTAATTAATGATTGTGCAATTGTTTCTATTTTTTTAGGAGCATCTTTATTTAATTCTCTTTCATAAATAGTCGCAAGTATATTACGTGCTAATGTATTACTGAATATATAACATCCTAAATTGTCTCTCATGCCATGACGTATTTGCACATTCTTTTTACCTGGTATATAAAAGTCTGCAAAATCTTCATCTATATTTCCTTGTTCATTGCGTGGGAAATCATTTGTAGTAGTATCATAATCTGCTAATACTCGATATTTTCCCTTATAATGTTTATATAAATAATTATCCATATTTACTCCTTTTCGTGACCGCTGATTACATTGATAATTGTACCATAAAATTC